GCAGCGCGAAGGATGCCAGCCAAATCGGCTGCCGGAACTGCGCGGCAGCAATCAGAATATACTGCCATTCCAACGCGGTAACTTGTGTCGGGCCGGTATTGGTTTCGATCTGAATAGTCGCGTCGTTTTCGCCAATCGCTAGAAAGGCATTCGATATCTTTGTTACCTCATCCCAGCCCTTCATATCGTTATCGGTCGTGCCGATACGATGAACGCCGCGCTCGTCACCGAAGTCATAGTCGAAGCCGAGCGCCAAGCGTCGCGCGCGCTCGGCGATCACATCATCGACTGTCGGCTGATAGGGCTCGGGCTCCGGATCAGCAATTTCCTCGACGGTAATTCCGCGATCCTGCAAATCTTCTGGGGTGGCACGGGTGAGCCAGTTGCGCGGGTATTTGATACCGTCCAGCTCGAAGGCTTGTCCTTGCTGGATCTGGCGGTTGTCGGGGAGGGTGTAGACGAGCATCACGCTACCTCCAAAAATCCGCCCGCGAGCGTGTTCAGGTTGCCTTCGTCATCCATGTCGATTTGGACGTTGGCGGGAGATGAGTTGTAAATTTTCCACGCCATGTAGAGGACAGGATCACCCGCCGCGTTGATCTCGGAGTCCTTCGCCGGAGTCATGGTGCGCGGGCTAATCGAACCGGACGCAACCGCGTAGAACCCGAACACGATCAGCGGTGGGGCTCCAGCGCCGGACAGAATCGACACAGGCGCTGGGTTGCTGTTGGTGTTCGACCCGCCCGAATCGGTCCTCGTAACTGCGCCCACCGCGAAGTTCGGCCGAAACACCACCAACGCCTTCGACTCTTCATCGCCCGCCATGCCGGTGAGGTTCGTCCCGCCCTCGGTGCCAGCGGCAATCTTGTAGCTCGCCAGCAGCCGGGACTCCCAGCCACTGGCGCTGGTGTCGCCGCCATAGTCCATCCACGAAGTAAAGCCGGACGGGATGACCAGATCCGGCTCGTCACCATCTTCAATCGCATAGTCGGCCAGTACGATGATGTCGCCAGCCCGCACACCGGGCGGGACTTGGATCGTCGCGCTCTTGCTGGTCGCACTATCGAAAAACTCGACCTTGCGTGCGCCACCGAAGAACCCCGGCAGCATGTAGAGTCCAGGCAGAACAGCAGCTACCGGCGTCAGCAGCCCACTCTCAGCCCGCCGCACATAGGCGGGGAGAGGAAAATCAGGGGGGGGAAGCGCAAGCGGAGGCGTCATCACGAAATCTCCGGAACCAGCGCGCCGAGAATGCGATCGGCGGCTATAACGTCGTAATAGAGAATGTCGGTCTTGTTGCTGCCCTCGCTCAGGTCCGGTGCCTCCCCGCCAGCAAACTCCCAATTCGACCCGAATGAGAGCGTGCGGTCGCTGTGGACGATGCGAATGCGGCCCTTCTTTCCGATCACCTTGTCGGCATTGGTCGGATTGGCGAGGGTGCGGTTGCCTCCGAGCGGAAGGTAGAAATCCGTGCCCGCGGTCAAATCGATAGTGACGGTTGCGGCATCCGTCAGCGTCACCTCGGCCATGGCGCTATAAGCTGCCTTCGCTGTTAGCGCGCTGGTATCGTCTGTCCCGCCGCGAAGTGAAGCAGCATTGGCCTTTGGCACCAGAATGGTGCGATCCGAAGCAAGTGTACCCCCTCCCTGAGCCAATCCAGAGGTCTCGATCTTTCGAGAAAGCGATACCTTGCCGGACAGACCATTGACCAGGCTCGCGTTCAACGAGGCCAATGCGGAGTTGATAGTCTCGGCGAATGTGGGATCGTTGTCGATCGCTTGAGCAATCTTTTCGAGTGTATCCAGTCCTTCCGGCGCCTCTCCTCTGATGTCCGCAAAACTTGCGAAATCAGGTGCTGCCGCAGCCGATATGGTCCAATCGTTGTGAGAGCCTTCTCCGCGGAATTGATCGACATCAATCTTGAGCGTACCAGTCTCGCGTTGATACTCGACAAGGTAGCCGGTCATCACGCGCACGCCTTCGCCAGTCGCGCGAATTGCCAGATAGGCCGACGGAGCGAAACGGTCGCGATCCGCCTCGGCTATGGTGAGCTCTTTCGAGCCAACGCCGATCTCGAGTGTTGTCGATGAGGTGGTTGAAAATATCGCGCCTAGATGCGATAGGCCCGTGATCGTCTGGAATGCCGGCAGCAGCGCTTCGTTGATCCGCTGCAACCCAAGACCGATAAGCAGCTGCTCTGCCGCCTCAAAATCTGCCTTCTTTTCCTCGACGCCTTTGAGTCGCACGTTGATCGTGCGGATAAAGCGGTCCCAGGTTTCGGCGTTGATGCCCTTGAGGGAGGCGGCCGAAAACGCCCGCTCGAAAGCATCGACGACTTCTGCCATCAGATAGCTTCCACGCTCGAAAGCTTTTCAACCGGAATTTCGGTCAGCAACTTACCCTTGATCCTGTAGCTGTGGATCGGTGAGAAGCGCGTCCGCCCAATTGCATGCGGCAGACGGAACTTCACCCTGTACTGGCGATCGGCTTCAATTGCGCCAAGCTCAAGGGCTGGCTCCTTTTTTCGGGGGGCCATATCAGGTCTCCGTCTGATTTTCTGCTATTTCAGCAAAACGTCACTCTGCCGCCCACGCGATGTCGACACGCTTTGACACGTGATAGGTGACGAGCGCGTTGTTGGTTGTGCCTTCGAGCAGGATCTTGTAAGCCTCGATCGGGGCACCGAGAGTGAATTTGGCGCGGAACTCTTTGCGATCCGTGACGCCGGCGAGGTTCGGCAACGCCCTTTCTTCTGTGCTGTCCGCCGGCACCTCGGTATCGAACTCGGCGCCTGTCAGCAGCTTGATGTCGAGTGTATGGCGGTCGTCATCCCACCATTCGACCTCTGCCCTGACCTCGATCTCGTCGCACGGAGCCGGCAGCGTCCGTGTCGCGGAAACGTGCTGGAAATCCGTGCGCGGGCGCAATGTGAGCGCCGTTGACGGCGCGCCCAGCGCGACACCGCCATGATTGTCGGTTGTGCCAACAAACACGATGCGATAGGGCACCAGAGCCGGCAGGCCGTTCAGAAGGTTCTGGTTTTCCTCTGACAGCCGCTTCCAGACGGAATTGATCTGGACCTCGTGATGGATCTCGCAACCCGTCGGAACGATTGATTCCATCAAAAGGTCAATCGCGGCAATACCATTGGCGAGCTCCAGCGGCTGCATCTGGACCTCGACGCGCGGACTCTCAAACTCGGCGAAGTTGGCGCGGAACGCCAGATCGCGCGTCAGGTCGCCCATGAACCAAGCACTGTCTGTGCTGTAGAAGAGCGAGCCTTCGGCGAATTTATTGTTGGAGACAAGTGCAGAGAAATGGTTGCCTGGAGTGATGATCACGATCGCATAGCGGCCAGCGATTAGGTGCGTTGGTGAGAACGGAATGCGCGTCGCGTCTGGCCAGACCTTCAAATCGGCGGCAGCAACCGTGACCTTGGCGATCGTCTTCGTGAAATCTGGCGCGCCACCTGCGGTTTCCGTGATCAGCACATGGACATCGCCGGTGCTGGCGACGCGGGTGAAGTAGAGATCGATCGAAGTCAGCCAGCCGTCTTGCGCATTGAGGAAGGTCTGCCCCGTTACCGAGCCGTTGACGCCCTCGGTAACGACGACTTCCTCCCAATAGCTCTCCTCGACGTAATCAACCCAGTATTGACGCAGGCGAACCCACTTGCCGTCCTTGCTGACGACCTCGAAGACTTCGTCGCCGCGGCTGAAAATACGCTCATGCGCATTGTAGTGTCCGGACTTCCACCAGGAGGAGTTCGTACACTTCTTCATTACCTCGCCGTAGCGGACGCGGCGACGAGAGCGCTTCTTCTCAACAACCGTCACAGTCTGGAACTGGTACTGAGACAGACTCAGCTCGCCGTCGTTTCCGACGACGGCGATGCGTGTCACCTCATGCCACTTTGGCAGCATGAAGCCGTTGGTGACCGTAACGCGCTCCTCGAACTGATTGAGCAGACCGATTTGAGCAAGGCGCTCTTGGGCATGCGGAAAGCGAACACCCTCTTCGACCTTGGCAAGCCAATCGGGATGATCCGGATCGCTACCGCTCAGGTCGAGGAAGTGGTCGGCGGAGTAAGTCGTCAGATCATCAGGAAGCTCCAGCAAGTCCTTGATTGCCGCTACGTCCGCGGTCACATCGTTGAACTCCGTGCGCCCGATCAATCCGCGCTGCCGATCGACGATGCCAGCCACGTCCGACCGCAGGGTATCAAGGATCGACCCTGCCTGACTGCGCCATGCGTCTAGTTCATTGATCTTTTGCCGATTGGCGGCAACCGACGTGATACGGTTGATCTCGACAGCCTCGATCGATTCGATGCCGCCCGGCGACATGGTGATATAGGCAACCGCGATGACGTTGGCATCGAGCGGAGCCGGCTGCGGCTCGACGGCCTCGATGCCGGCCACGAGATTGATTTCGGCGTGACGACGGCTTTCGGTGGCGACCGCCTCGGCTTCGGTCTCAAGAGTATCGACATTCTGCAGGAACGTGCGCGGCTGCACGTTGGTATCGACCTCCTGACCCCAGACCGCGACAGTGACGATGCGCTTTGTGACGACAGGCACGTAATCGGCAACGGACAGCGTCACACCGCCGTCATCGTCGCGATAAAACACCTTGCCCTGATTGTAATACCGGCCGGCACCAACGGTGACCTCAAGCGGGCCGCTTGCAACAACAGGAAAACCCCAGAACTTGCGCCCATTATCGATACCGTCATGCACGACGTGATCAAGCGACGCACGCGGGAACTCGCCCATGTTGTTGAGATCGGTATCAGTGATCTGCTGATTCTGATGGATCTTGACACGCCGCTCCATGGAGTGGTCCTTCCGAGTTAAAGGCGGAATGCGACGCGCGCGCCGAACGTGAAGCTCCCGTCGAGCGGGATGCCGTCCGCGAAGGTGCGCGGGCGCGTGAGCTTGTGGGTAACAAAGATGCGGTCGCGTGCGGCCTTGGAAGCACGCACGGCGAGTCGCGCATTCGTCCTCTTGCGGGTCTTTTCAGGTAGCGCGTAGCACCTGCCGATGAACTTGCCGACGGCCGCGGCGCGCGCGTGCATCGTATCCTTGAGATCGATGATCGTTTTGGCCGTATAGGGCCGGATGCCGAGCCGGGCGTAACCCGCAAAAGACCAGGCCGGCACCTTGATCGCCGCGCGCGCCGGATCATGCAGGACGATGCGGTCGTACATCATCCACGGCGCTCGATCCTCGCCGGCAAACACGTGACCGACAAAACGCCTGACAAACGCGTATGCACCGGCATGCCCTGTTTCGCTAACCCTTTCCGAACGCACGTCAACGGGATCAAGGCCAGGATGAGCAGAGCGCATCGACAGGGACGACAGCCGGTGCTCATAGCTGATGTTCTGACGGTAAGTGACAATCTGCGCCGCCTTACCGACATGACCGACGAATGTGTGATTGATGAACCGCCCGACGAACGCACCCTTGCCGGCATTACCGGGAATCGAGACGCGCTCAATTCTCAGAGCCTGTCTCTCTTCCCGCTGCGTCGTCAGATCGACGATCTTGAGCGGAACTTCCTCGCCGCGATCCCATAGGCGGGCAGTGCGACCATAGAGTGCCCTGCCGGCATCGAAGCAGGCAAACGCGTTGTCGACGAAATGCTGGTTGGCAAAGTAGAGCCCCTGTCCAGAGCCCACCTCGCGCGCGAGATAGACCCGGATCTGCGGCATCGTCCTGAGCCAAGCGTCCATCTCCTCCTTGGTGAGAGAGCGCGACGCGAATGCGCTCTGCGGCGGGACGACGAGCTGCTTGACTTCCGAATCGACGAGCTTGACGTGACGCTTGAGACCTGCCGCAGTCCCTTTCAGGCGATGCAGCTCGACCGCATTCGCGATGACGTGGCGCTTGCGCTCTTCCGTCCAGGTATTATCCCAGACATCGACAGATAACGCCCACGCGAGCCACGGTAAGATGTTTTCCGGACATTCCCAAGGACGCCAGACGACCTCGACGGGATCGGGAATCATCGAGATGCGCGCAATAGTCTGCGCGAGCGCGATCTCGAGCGGCGTCGAGTTGGGCGGCAGCAGATGTTGGTGCATCGCTCAGTCGGCGACTTGAATGGAGATCGAGATATCCGTCGCCCAAGCGACTTGATCGGGGCCCACGATCACATCTTGGGCCGGACTGGCGAGCACGATGGTCTCGACGGAGGCCACGGAAAGCGCTGCAGTTATTCCTGAGCGATAGACCGTGCGGCCAACTCTGTGCCTTGAGCTGAGGTAGGTCGCAAGAGCGGCCTCTGCCGCCTGCTTGACGGTCAACGAGTCCGGTCCATGCGGAATGACGAGCGTTGCCTCGACCGTGAAATCGATACGCTCAGGCGCACGCACCGCAAGCGAGTCGGTGAGCGGCTTGACAGTCTCCAGCATCAGCCGGTCGCGCACGGCATCAAGCACTTCCTCGGAAGGAATGCCGTCGTCGGCGCGCACGAGCGGCAGAACATGCACGCTGCCAGGCTCTGGAGAATAGACGCCGACGTCACGAACATCCGGGTGCGCTGATAATGCATGGTAGATATAAGCCCCGATCGGGCCGGCGGTCGACAGGGCTTCCGGCGCCAGCTGCACCCGCGCGCGATACTCCCGGTCGCTCTCGTAGATTTCCGGCTGATTGATCGTCGGGTCGGCTTCCTGGATCAGCTTGCGCGACGTCTTGAAAAGCGCGCCCAGATGATCGAGATCGGACGACTTCGCAAATGCAAGCATGACCGCCCGGGCCGCATCATTGACGCGGGCGCGCAGGACCAGCTCGCGGAATGCCGCAACCTCAAGCAGCTTGATCGCTGGATCGCTTTCCAGCATCTCGACGTCGTAGTCGGGCCAGCGCTCTTTGAAGTCCGCCTTGAGCTCAGCGAGAATCGCTTCGTAGTCGAGGGTTTCGACAACCTCTGGAGCAGGCAGTTGCGACAGATCGATCGCGTCGAAGCGCGGCGGATGCGTGACTTGGGTGGTCATGAGAGCGCCCCTTCAGATCGTCACGCGCACGGTTCTCAAATGGCCGTCCGGCACATAGACGCCAATGACATCGATGCTGAGATGGCCGTCCTGGCCGCCTTCAAGGATCATCACGCGACGCAGCTCAAACCGCGGCTCCCAACGATCGAGCGCCTCGGCAACGGCAATCGTTGCCTCCATCACGGTCGCTTCGTTCATCGGGCGATCAACAAGCTCAAAAAGACGTGAGCCGTAGTCGCGGCGCATGACGCGCGTACCAATCGGCGTCGAGAGAATATCGCCGATCGATTGCGAGACGTGCTGCCAGCCATCAAGCGGCTTGCCGGTCTGGCGGTTCATCCCGGCCACCGCTCAAACCTCCTTACTGCTCGGACCTGTCGGTGAGCGGCGCGAGGCCAACAAGATTTTGGGGCAAGCTTGCCGAGACGCTTTCAGAGACGCGGCGCGAGCGGCGAGGGCGCGGAGACGGAGGAGTAGCCGGCTTGACAGGCGCCTCGACGGGCGTCGGCTTTGCGCTCTTGGCCACCTTCTTGACAGGCTGCCCATCGGCACCGAGTTCAACGAGCGTGCCGTTCTGCACGTAAGGCGCCGCCTGCTTCGGGTGCAGCCTCAGCCGCTGATTCTCAGCCACATACGAGCCGAGCACCCAGCCGCCGCTCGACCGGTAGGTCTTGGTCGTCATCGGAAATCTCCGTTATCTAGGGAAAAGATCAGACGGCGTAGACTTTGCTGGCCGAGGTCTCAGCCGTATCGCCGTCGCTATCGACGTCGCCTTTGCGATGCACCAGCTGACCACCTTCGCCGCCGAGATGCACTTCGCCTTCAAGAATCAATTTGTCGGCTTTGAAGCGAATCTCCCCGTCTTTCATCAGGAACAACGAGCTGCTGACGGTCCGCTTGTATTCGTCTTCCTTGTCGTGGTTCTTCGGGATGTCATCATAAAAGCCGCCAGGCATGATCCACGACAGCGGCGAGACATCGCCGCCGGGCGAAAACAGAATCACCTGCTCATCGACACCCGGCGGGTCCCAAACCTGATTTTTTTTGCTATTGCGATGCGCGTAGCGAATCCATGGACTCTCGACGGGATTGCCTTCATCGTCGAGCGCATACGCGACCTTGAACAGACCCTTCTCCGCATCAACCTGAGTCACGCGCGCCGGGCGCATGATGTGGGCCATGCGCCGATGCAGCTCAGCGATTTCGCGGCGCGCCTCGATCAACTCCTCGCGTAACTCAATGACGAGCTCAATGAGGGCGTGCCGCGCCACCAGCGCTTACTCCAGCTCTTCCGGAGTCATCGCCTCCGTGCCCCACCAGCGGGCCCGGTCGAAGATCCAGCGGTCGTGATCGAAAATAAAGCGGTACTCGACCTTCTCGCGCTGCAGCGTTGCATGGCGGGATGGACCAAAGCGGGTGCGATCGACAGCCCAACGGCTGTGATCGAAAACCCAGCGGATAGGGTTGAGCAGGCCGATGATCATCAGTGCAATCTCCAGGGGCGAGAGGGATGAAAGCGAAGCGGCTTAATCTTCTTCGGGCCAGGCTCTGGACCCGTCGGGATGGACAAACAGCTCACGCATTGAGGGCAGGCCACCAGCCGGCGCGGTCACCGGAAAATCCGGCCCGCCTTCTGCAAACGCCTCTGCCGCAAGGTCCCGCCCGAAGGTCACCATCTGCTGCCAGGAGACGCTGCCAATGGCAAAACCTTCCTTGTCAACCTGCAGGTTCCACAGGTTCTCGATCTCAACGACCTGTGCCGGCGCCGCCAGCGGATAGCCGAACGTGCGGCCTTCGATCCACATGGCGAACTCGTAGAGCTTGTCGAGAAGCAGAGTTTCTGCCGGGACCTTCGGTCTGGTGCCGACGACAACATGCGCCACCATTGACCAGGGGCCTCTGAGCTGTCCGTTGGCAAGGCGTTCCAGACGCCGCCCACTCCCGATAAAGGCAACGTGAACGGACGGCACCTTGCGGATCACGTGCTCGAGCCAGTCTTCGTCAACGACGCGCGGCGCTGCAGCGACTTGCAGAAACGGCCTGTCCGTCAGACCTTCGCTCACATTGATCACCAGCTCCTTGCGGATGTCGTCGATGACAGCGTCGCGATATTGGCGAAACGACATCGCGCGACCTCACGCGACCGTGGCAGCACGGATGAAAGCTTCAGCCACGCGCCGAAGCTCCGCGACATCCGATGAGTCAATTCCTAAGAACGGCCGCGCCACCATCTTCTTTGTCCCGAACTGGTGGAACTTGCCGTAGAAGACATTGGTGCCGATCTCGGCGGTGTGGCCGTACACCTTCGATGCGATCGAGTTCCTGAGCCGCCCGGTATCGACCAGAATGTCGCGAGGCGTGCGCCGGCCGCGCACGGATGACGGCTTCAATGGGGCCCACTTGCCGCCGCCCGGGGCTGTCTTCGTCGCAAAACGACGGATCGTCTGCTTCCGCACGGTCTCTGCAAGAGCAGCAAGCAGAGCGCGGCGATCAAATTCCGCGAACTCGTTGATCTGCAGAACAGCCCGATCAAAACCATGAGTGTGGACGACAATCATCTGCAGCCCTTACCCATTGCGAACGGTGCGCAGGATGTAAGGCCGCTTCAGCGCCTCAGCAAGCGCATCATCATCCTCGTTGACCTCGCCATCTCTGTTGAGATCGCCGTCAACGGGCGGCAGGCTTGCCTTGCCGGCCGCGATGCGTTCGAGCATCTTGATGGCGTCCTCGTATCGCGTGCGCATTTCCGTGGTGCGCACGCTCGACTGCAGCGCCAGGCGATAGATCGCCATGTCACGGCAAAGCTGGACGAGGATCGGCGGCGCAGGATTGATAGGCGTCAGATACTGGACTGCGAGATAGGTATCAATCTCGGAAGAGGCTTCGTTGAGGGCTCGCTCGACCGCGACATCCTCGGGCTGACCGTCTTCGGTGAGATCAGCGATGATGGAAACGAGCTGAGGGCCGTAAAGGCTTTCGATGTCTTCCCGGGTCGCGTAGGCCATGATGAGACTCAATTGCGCGAGCGACGTCTACGCCTCGGCTTCTCGACCGCCGGCGCAGGCTCAGAGACAGGACTCGCCACGGTCTCGATTTCTGTCGTGGATTCTACCGGCGGGCTTTCAACGACAGGCTCCAGCGCCGTCTCGGCTATTGCGTTCGCTTCGGGATTGTCGACCCAATCGGTGAATGGATCGTCGTCATCGTCAAACGCTGCACCCGTAGCAACGGGCTGGGCTTCCGGCTCCGGTTCTGGGGAAACAGGATGCTTCGGTTCCGGCTCTGCGATTTCTTCCGCAGAGGGTGCGGTCTCAACAACGGGATCGGCCTGCTGCTCGGCAGCATGCTGGGCTGCAACGATCGCTTCGTATTTGTCGATGGCGGCGTTGGCTTCGGCTGGGGTCAGATGGCTCAGATGTTCGATGGCCGCGGCATGCACTTCATCGCCAATCTGCATGGCGTCGACAAAAGCGCGCTGCAGAGCCAGGGCTTCATCGCTTTTCCAGCCGTTGTCGCAGGCATTGACGTAAACGGCACGCACGCGCAATACGGCCGCCTGGGCCGCGCGCATTTGAGCACGGCGGCGCTTGGCCCGCTTGCGGGCACGCCGCTCCATCAGCTCAGAAAGTTGATCATATTCCACGGGGAGGCTCGGCTTTGCTGTCGTTATGGAGGAGCAAGCGGAAAGGCCGGCAATCCCGATCGGCCTTTCCGCTTGTAAGTGCGCGGGTGATCAGCCTTAGCCGACCTTGTGCTTGAACATCACGATCCGGATGTTCTTCGGGTCATAGCAGCGCTGCCAGTTGGCCGTATTGGCCAGCTCGGCGTTGGTGGGCGTCGCTCTCGCCGGGACGCCAGGCTGCGGAGACCAGCGCACGCCGCGCGGGTGCATGACGAAGAAGCGGCGCTGGACGATATAGTCCTGGCCACCGCCCTTCAGAGGCTCGCGACCGACCTCGACGGGAACCTTCGGGCTTGCGGAGACGTAGCCGATGGCGCCCTGGCCGAAGATGAAGGTCGTATAGACGCCCTCAGAATAAGGCATCTTGTCATCGACGATCAGGACCTTGCCCATGTAGGTCGGAATGGGATCACCGCCATCCGACGGCCGGATCTCCTCGATGAGATCAGCCTTCTTCATGGCCGTGTAGGTCTTGCTGTGGCAGGCAATGCCAGACAGAAGATCCTGGTGGTCACCGAGACGCGCCTGCGCATCGATGAAGCTGTAGGGATCGAAGTTTGCGGCAGCGCCCTCGAGGTTTGAAATATCGAGGACGTTATCGGTCATCAGCGCCGAACCGAGCGCGCCCTGACAGACCGAGATCAGAACCTCCTGCTCCTTGCGGATCCACCACTCGGCAAAGCGCGTGGCGATCGCCTTGACAGGATCGGCGCCGGCGAGATCGCCGGACAGGTCGGTTGCACCGAAAGCCTTGGCGCGGTACAGCTTGACCGCAACATCCTGCCCGGTCGTGATCTTGTTGAGCTCGAGATCCTGGGTGTCGTCGACGACGTCGTCGTCACCCTCCAGATCGTTGAAGTACGGCATGTTGACGGTCGTGCCGCCCATCTGGGAGCCAAGCTCCGCGGAGAAGTCGACCACAAGCCCAGAGCGCCGGAATCGAGACAACTCGGTGGTAAGTTGCATCGAATACTGATTGAAATGCTCGGGAACGATAACGTCTGCAAGGCGAGTCTCAGTCATTTCTGGGGTGCCCTCTTTCGCTGGTGGCCCTCAGCGCGCCGACGCGGCTCCCGAAACGACGAGACCCCGCCACTCTCACGAGAGACGGGGTCTTGAAACTTCGGAAGTGAGCTGTGGCCTTACCTGCGAGCCTCGGCCTCAGCCTGCGCCTGCAGTTGCTTGGCGAGCTGAGGATTCGACTTCAGGATTTTGGCCTGCTCCGTTGCGTTGAACGTCGCTTTGGACCAGGGGTTGGTTTTTGAGGAGATCTTCGTGCCGCCGGCCGGCGACCGTGAACCGCTTCCAGTGGCGCCATCGCCCTCAAAAGCAGCCGCGTAGTCATCGGACTGGCGCATCAGTGCCACGAGGTTGTGGACCGTCATCGGCTTTCCATCGCCGTCGTAGCGCTCATCGCCATCTTCATCGACGACGCGGACCTTCCAGCCGGCGTCCGTCTTGGCGAGTTTGAGCTGGGCCATAACCTCGCGCCTGAGCAGCGTAGGCTTGCCCTTGTGCGCTGCGATGGCCTCCATGGCTTCGCGCTCCAGCATGTTCCTTTGCATGTCTTTGAACATCTGGTCGCGCTCTTCCTCGGCCTTCTTGCGCTCGGCAATTTCCCGATCGAGCTTTTTGCTCCACTCGCGCTCGACTTCGGATCTGACCTGCTGCAATCGCTTGTTCAGATCTTCGTCCTTGTCGCCGCCTTTAGTGGCCTGCGCTTCCTCGAGCTTCTGCTGCCACTCGGATTCGATTTCCTCGAATTTGGCAGTGAGCTCTTCCGGAGTTTCGACACCGGCCGCCTCCTTCCAAGCCTTCGCGGCTTTTTCGGCAGCAGCCCGGGCCTTGCGCTCTTCCTGCAGAGCGCGTTGTCCGGCAGGACCGACACCCTCTATGCGCTGCTTCAGACTAGCGATGAGCGTCGCGCCCTCGCCGTCGTCATTCAGCTCGTAAAGGATGCGGTACTCTTCGGGAACTTCGTCGATTGATTTGACGGTCAGTGGAAAGTCGAACATCACAATCCTCAATGCAGGCATCGCGCCCGCGGTTGGCCTCGGCTCTCGACCGGCATCGCGCCGGCAGACAAGCTGGCAGTTGAGGTGATCCGACCCGGCATCGCGCCGGCCCGGCACTCTGATCGATTACGGACGAAGGCGAACGGCGCCCGACTGACCCAGCTGTGGAGAGCTGGACTGATCCTTGCTGGACGGCATCAAGACCAGTTATACTAGACGCATGATGGCAAGTGGCGTGAGACTACCGCCTGCCCGACCCGGACGCGAGCCCCAAGGAGACCACCATGATCGAGCTGCAGGACGTCAAATCCTGGCAACAAAGCTGTGCTGATTTACGTGCGAAGATCGGCAGTTATGATCGTCGCGACATTCCGAAATGGGCGCCGATCATTGACGATCCGAATATGCTCGTTGATCCAGCCGCGCATCTCCTGGTCGATGCCAAGGCCGCGATCCACAATACGCGAGCACTTATCCTAAAGCTCGAGGTCGCCTGCAGCCGCGCGCGACAGATGGGAGTGAATGGACACTGGTCCTACTCGAAACCGCTGCATGAAGCTCTTTTTCGAGCGTGGCTGCGCGAAAAGATCATTCTGCAGTGGCAGCTTCAGCAAGTCTCCATCAAGCGTGCCGCCTGAGGAGACGCCCATGAACCCCGCACACTACCGCCGCGAGCTATTGAGCTACGCGAAGAAGCGTGGCTGGGATATCGAGCAGACCAAGAATCAGCATTACAGGCTGACGCATCCTCGGCACAGGACGATCGTTTTTACGCCGAGCTCACCCTCAGACCACCGCTCGTTTGCGGCGGTAAAGACGAAGATGCGGCGCGTCGAGCGAGGTCTCGACGAGCCCAAATGGTCCCGCATCGATCGACGACCCTGAGCGCTGCTTTTTCGGAAAGCCGTGACCTGCCGCACTCCAAAATCGAGTGGGCGTATTGAGCAGCACATCTCAGGACAATCGCAAAGCGCAGGCACCCCGCCTTCGCCGTACTGAACGATCCCCCAACGAAAAAGGCCGTCCGGATTTCCGAACGGCCCAAGTCTAGGGAGGAAACAACGCCCAAGGAGGGCCCATAGCTCATCGCTCGCAATGAGCCGATGGTATCGTGGTGCTAGACCAAATTGGCTCTTGCGTCAACCAGCAAAAATGCGCCTGTCAAGATTTTTTTCTGAAAGGTGCAAAGGTGTTGCTGATTTGCAATCAAAATACAACGGGCACCCGAAGGTGCCCGTTCAAATTGGTCTTGCCGCGCGCTATACCGAATCATCCGTGACCGTAGCGGTTGCGTAGACGACATTCCATTTCGCGCCTGTCCACTCGAGGAGAGCGAGTTCGCCATCGGCATCGAAGGTGAGCGCAGTGACGTTCGCTGCCGATTGGCCATGGAGTCCATTGACGATCAATTTCGCCTTGGCCGCGTCGGAAGCGACGCATGTTCCTGCGTCGGAGACATCGGCCTTCAGCAGCTTGCGCTGGCCAACGTATTCGCCATCCGGCAGATTGTATTGGGCGCCAGCGTCTGCCGAGACGAGCGTCGTCTGATAGGCTTCGAGCGTGACGTCGGTTGCCGCCTCGCCATTCAGTTCGAGCGAATCCTGTACTGGCGAAAGGCCGAGGTTGGTGCGCATGAAATCGCGCGATTTGGAGTGATCGAGCGGAGTATCGGGGTATGCTGCGCTCTTGAACATGAATGGCAAGCCTCCGTGTGTTGGCGCGAGATGCGCGCTGTCACCACTTCCTTTTTCCCATCCCCGGCGGCTTTTATCTCGGATGGGATCGATTGGTTGCGGGGGTCGGATTCGAACCGACGACCTCTGGCGTATGAGACCAGCGAGCTACCACTGCTCCACCCCACACCGCTCGCTCGTGGCAGAATCACGTGTAAGGTCAGCCAGCGGAGACGTCAAGCGTCACTAGACCACTTCTTCGAAAGAAGTTTCGAAGGGCGTGACCCAAATGCCAGGGTCATGATCGAACCGGTTGGCGACCTTGAGGGCATCGTGCTCGTAGAGCTCGAGCGCGATCTTCTGTCCGAGCAGGATATCTCCAATGGCGAGGCCGCCGGTGGGCAGGAAGCAGAGCCCGTGTTTGTGCTTGCCGCGCCAGTTGCGCACCGAGACGTTCATTTGCCGGCGGTGATAGATGCGGTAGGTCCGGCCGGTGTCGCCGCCCTTCACCTCGAACCAGCGATGTTTCTCATAGGTTTCGAGCTGCTTGGGCGTCAGGTTTTCCTTGAGCAGCTTGATGGACTTCTCGCTGGCCTTCTTGTCGCCCCCGAAATCATTGTAGCGGTCGATAACGACGTCGGCCTGCGAGATACGCCGCGCGTGTTCAGCCAGCTCCGCCTCGAAATTGGGAGCACAGAGGCCGATCCCGACATCGCTGTCTACAGGATCGAGAAGAGCCCGATCGATGCGTAAGCCCATCAAGCCAGTGTTGTCGGCCTGATCCGCAGCATCCACGACCACCTGCATGCCCATGTACTGGAGATCGCGTCGCGGCCCGCTCGATCTCCCTTTCCAGATACTGGAGATCATTGATCCCCTCTGGTGGCCACATGGACTAGCCGCCCTGCAGAGCCGGAATGAAGAGCGTGCGCTCGACGGTCGGATCGAACTCCTTGAGCAGACGTCCAGGCTCACCGCTCTCACCCAAGGCTGCGGCGCGGAAGCCCTTTCCGGTCAGCTCCTTGAAACGGGCCTCGGCTTCGGCGACAGCCGCCTCATCGGCAGCATCGAACGTAAAGCGGGTGTCACCGGTATGATCCATGCGAATCTGCACAGGCATGTCACTACTCCTGGGTTGCTGGTGCTGAGTTTTCGCCGCGAGCCTCGCTCACTTCGGCAATGAGCTTCCTGGCAAGCTCTGGGTTCTTCTGCATGATTTCATGCTGGCGGGTGACGTTCCCCGTGATCCACGGATTATCCGTGAAGGGCACGCCGGTCATGACGAACTGCTGGAAGAGATCAGCCCATTCCGTGAACGATCGTCGCTCTCCATCGGAGAACGCGTGCCGGTTGTTGAGCGCCAGCTCGAGACATCGCAGCCGCAACAGCTGATCGGGCTTTAGATGTTGCTCCAAAGCATTCATGCGCCACCTCCTGTAGAGGTGACGCTATGCCCGACGCAGATTCAGGTCAAGTGACGCTAGACAGATTTACGCGTAGAAGATGAGAGGCATCGCGGCAAGCCGCGGCATCGAGTTGGTATCGCTCGAGACCTCGATCGAGATGCGATCGTGTGCCTTGGCATCGATGCGCGTCGCCAGCACCAGCTCGCCGCCCTCGCCCGGCCGCGGCGCGCGAACCGCAGCCGCGATCATGCTGATGTCAGAGCCGCGCGTCAGAAACATCGACAGCTCTGTCGGATCTTTGGCCCAGATGCCGTCCGCCATCACCCGGTAAACGCCGTCGCGCGGCAGGGTGATGGCATATGTGCCGATGATCGGCTCGCCGGCGAGCGTCTCAGCGCCACGTGCAGGAGTGAGCCAGGAGGCCGGCAGAAGCGCAGCGCCTGCAGTGAGAAACGAGCGACGATCAATCATGGCGAACACCTACATTCGATAACCGGTCTCCGTAGATCAATACTATGACGAGAAGTCGGCAGTGGAAAGCCCGAATAGTTGCTCGACTGAGCGGTCTAGTGCTCCTAGACTAGAACCCTATGCTTTGGCACCCGGGATGGGCATTCATGGTTGATCCAGCCGAGAAGTACAGGAACAACGTATCGCCCGAGCACAAGCTGGCGATGGACACGATCGGCTTCCTGTATCAGAACCTGAAGGCGGTGAAGCCGCACCTCGAAACGCTTTTGGAAGCGGAGCACCACATGCACAACGTCGGACACATCCTCGACCCGACGCTCTATCGCGACATGATCTACTCGAAGTCCTTTGAGAGACAGAAGAAGCTGGCCCGCGCGGCGCTGCAATTCCTGAATGAGGTCGACGCGGTAGTGGTCGAGCTCGAGGCTGAGCTGGAACCCCGCCCATGACTGCCGATCGCGTGAAAGAGCTGGAGCGCCTTTTGAATGACGCCTACCACATGATCTACGGCGGCCCGGCAACTCCGTTCGCGCGACAGCACATACTGGACCGCATCGACAGAGCACTCGGAAGACCGACCTGCGCCGAGATCGAAGCCGAAGCAACTCAGAAGATCGGCGCGCTCATGGCGTGGTGCGACGAGACTAATCCCGGCGAGCGCGAAACTTCAGCTTGATGTTGGGCGCCTTCCTCGGCGGCGGGCGCCGCGCGATCTGCTCAGGCGTCAGGATATGGCCCTCGGCATCATAGAACCGCAGCGCTCCGCCAGGTCCCGCGCCGCCGACCGAAACGAGCCCTTCCAGCGCCTGCTCGAAGGTACGCTCTGGGATCTCGATCTCATCCTCGTCTTCGTCAGCCATCAGGGCAATCCCATCACTTTGTGCTGGGCGTGAACCAGCAAGCCGAGCGTTACATGCACATCCGGACTTGCCACAGCAAAACCCGACTCAGCTACGCCTTCGCCCTTGCGCTGGCGCCAGACCACAACCAGCGCATCGGAGTCGATCTCGCCGCGATCGATCTTTCTCAACATCGCAATCAGCGCATCGCGCGGTGACCAGTCAGCGGCATTCTGCGTCCTGTCGGAGCGAAGCTCCTGGATCGATTCTGGATGGTCGGCGAAGCTTTCAGGAGAATAGTCCGTCATCCGAAATTGCTCGGCTCGATGTTGAACGTGCCTTCCCGCGCGCTCTCAAACGGTCCGTCGCCTTCCCAACGATAGATCCAGGCGCCAGGCGCGTCTGGTGTGATTCTCAGCTCATAGGTGCCCACACTGCGCCGGGTCAACTCGGGATGCGTGCCGTACACATAAACGGTCTCTTCCGCGTCCTTCGCGCGCCGCTTGACGCGACAGCGCAGCGTTTCAGGATCGATCAGCGCCTTCGTGGCCTTGTCCCTGATGACAGCAGAGACGACGACAGTATTGCCAAGGGGTATCATCACGACCTCGCTCGGGTTGCAATTCTTGCCTTCGGCCCATGAGATGCATCGGTGTCGATCTCGGGTCCGTTGCTCGACCCCGTCTCGACCAGCTCGAGAACAAGCGTCGAGATGATCACCGCCGGGCCGCTCGAGACCGACATTTCCATCGCACTATCGTGTGAGACTTCGACTTCGCTCAGCGACATCACGCGCGTGGCAACATGCAGCTTGCGAGACTTCGCTGTCTTTGGTGGTGCCTCGCCACGCACACTTACAGCAATTGCGACCGGCGCCTGCGCAACCACGTCGATCTCAGCGGCGGGCTCCGCGGACACGGCGAGCGCCGCTGCAGGCCAGTGATCGGACTGGATGTTGAGCTGATGCAGCGCCTTACCGACGCCGGCGGCGGTGGCGTGGCCCGAGGCCAGGCCTTCCCACCACAGGATCGAATCGTGCTGTGCCGCGACTTCTGCGGAACCGGACGCAGCCGCAACAGCCGAATGCGTCGCCCGGCCCGTCGCAGCCGCGGAGGCCTCGCCGACCGCAGCGCCCGCTCCCATGCGTAGCGCAACGCCGTGGGCACTTGCGCTCGCCTGGCCCTCGCTCGCGCCGGCGCCCGACAGGAGCTTTCGGGCATCGGCGACAGCGCTCGCCTCACCAGCAGCAACACCAGCTGCGCTCGCCGTCGCAGCACCGGTCGCATGAGCATCGGCAACAGCTTCGGCCGTTGCAACGGTAGCGGCAGTGGCTGCAGCACTGCCCTCGACTGCAACAGCGCCGGCACTCTCCGCAACAGCAGCTGCCGTCGAAGCGCCTGCGCCTGCCACGCTCGCGCTGGCGGAGACCTCCCCGGCAGCAGCCGCCGCCGCCGCTCCTTGCGCCGCCGCTGCCGCTTCGCCTTGGCCAAAGCCTGCAGCAAACGCATCCGCGCGAAGTGCGCCATCGGCAGTAGCGACGCCGGCACCGACACCTGCAGCATCAGCACGGGCCGCAGCTCGCCCATCAACCGCGGCCAGGTTTTCGGACCGACCGGCAGCTGCGGCGGTTGATTCCGCATCACCACTGATAGAAGCGCTGGCATCCGCGTCGCCGGCAGCAGCTGCCGTCCAAGCAGCTTCCGCATCGGCAGTCGAGCTGCCCGCCGCCGCACCGGTCGCGGCTGCTGTCGAGAAGACAACGCCGGCGACGCTCGAGCTCGCCTCGACGGACCCACGGGCTTGAGCCGTCGCAGCGCCAACAGCTGAAACAAGCGATGCGGCTACGGCTTCGGCGGCGGATGCATGCGTTGCGGCGACGACGCCGTTAGCGGTCGCAGAGCCCTCGGCAAGACCGTCGCCGGAGAGGGTGACAAGCGGCAGACTCTGACCATCAACGATGGCATCGCCTGACACGCCACCAGCAGCAGCCGCTATCGGAGCTCCGGTGCTTTCCGACGTTGCGACGCAAGCAACCTGTCCGACGCCGGCAGCTGTCGCACTTGCGCCGCCGCTGACAACGCTGGTGCCGATCGCGGAACCGGAGCCTTCCGCGGTGGCAGCGCCGGTTCCAGCAACAGTGCTCGAGCCGGCCGTCTCGCCGACAGTGATCGCCGCGGCTTCGCCAGCAGCTGCGGCCTCTGCAGCACCATCGCCACTGCCAGCGGCCGGGGCGATGCCGGTTCCAGCGCCCAGGACAGCAACCGATCCTTCGGCCTTGCCTGTCCCGGCAGCGGTCGCTTCGGCCTTCGCCGCCGCCGTTGCAACACCGGCAACCGCGCCGACGCCAGCGTCGGTGGCCGAGAAGCCGGCCGACACGGATGCAATAGCATCCGACACACCGACAGCAGCGGCTGTGGCCGCGCCAGTGCCTTCGACGGTTGCAAGGCCAGGGGAGGATCCGGCCGATGCAGCAGACGATCTGGCCTCGCCGGCAACCTCGCTCTGGCCAATCGCTGTACCGACGCCGGCAGCGGAACTGGCGCCGTCGGCTGCAGCGTTCGCGGTTCCTTGCGCCGATCCGACTGCGCTGGCAGTCGCTGCCAGAACAGCCTGGCTCGCGGCATCACCGCCAGCAGCACCCGCGCTTGCCGCGGTCGACTGACCGACACCTTCGACGGCTGCAAGACCTTGCGCCAGACCGCTCGCTTCGCCGGTCAGCGCCGACTCGGCAGATGCTGTGGCTGCGCCGGCGCTTGACCCAGATGCGGCATGCGTTGATGCACCGCCACCATCGACAGCACTGGTGCCACTCGCCTGCCCTGCGCTTGCCGCGATGGAAGCCCCACGGGCTGCAGCAGAAGCACCAGAAACGGACAGGCCGATACTGCTGTGGGTAGCAATCCACAGCGCGAGCGCGGCGGCCATGGCGATGATAAGGCCATAAGCCGAAAACCGCGATGCGCCTTTCGCGCTGGTCGTGCTTGCGCCTGCCGCCGTGGCCGCGGCTGCGCTTATGGATGCGCCGCGCCCCTCAGCGCCGGACGCAGCTTCAGCAGAGCCGCTTGCGTTGATGACCGTCGAGCCAGCACCGGCGACGCCGCTCTGCGCCTGGCACTGACCGGACGCGGCAGCGATCGTTGACGCAACGCCGCTCGTACTGGCGACAGCAGCTGCAACGCCATCCGCTGCTGCAGTGGACGCGCCAATCGCAGATGTCTGCGCCGCACCACTACTCGAGCCCACGGCCTGAACGGTGCCAGTAAGATTATCGCCAGCATCGCCAAGTCCGAACTGACCCAGCGCACCGAAGAGAACGTGACCTTCGCGGTCAACGGGCCTCAGTGGGGCGACAGCTCGACCGCGCCCGTCCGCATCGGCCGTGGCGGATGTGCTGCCAGCTGCCTCGCTCGTAGAGGCGCCATCAGCAAGAGCGGTTGTCTCGGCCGATGCGTTGCCTGAGGCCGATGCGGTGGCAGCAGTGTTCCCGCTGACAGCAGCAGAACACGAAACAATCCCAGCGCGGGCTGCAGTGGCGGCACCTTGCGCGGCAGCTGTCGCGGCAGCCGCAGCAACGCCTGACGAGTCAATGATGCTTGCACCGGCCGCGACCGCGGAAGCAACGGCTGCAGAAGTGCCAGCGGCATCAGATGTTGATCTGCCGACGGCGCTGGCCGACGCGTTGCCGATAGCAACACCGACGCCGGAAGCTTGTGAAAGTGCATGGCCGTCAGCGGAACCGCTCGCGTCGACAACGGATCCAGCAGCAGCAGCAATGGCGCTGCCAACGCCCGCAGCGGTGCTCTGTCCGGCAACGGTTCCGGACGTGCCGATCTCGCCGATACCAAACGCGGCGGCGGTGGAGGTGGCGACAGCCGATCCGGCAGCGGTTGCGATTGACCGCCCGATTGCATCTGCCGCCGCTACGCCAGCGCTGATTCCGGCCGAAGCAAGCAGGATACCGGGGATCTCGCCGGCATCACCAAGCCCGAACTGGCCCAGCGCACCGAAGAGAACGTGGCCCTCGCGGTCAACGCGCGTCTGGAGGGCAACTTCTCGCCCGGCAGCTGTTGCGCTGCCTGCTGCGGAACTCGCGCCAGTCGCCGCAGCTGTCAGCAACGCCGCAGCTGATGCGGTTGACGTTCCTGAAACCGAGCCAGTCGCATCGGCTCGTGCGTGAAGCGAGCCGGCAACAGCAGCAGATGCAGCGCTCTCGCCGGCTCCAGCAGCAACGGGCGCTGACGTTCCTTCGGCTGCAGAAGATCCAGTGCTTACACCGATAGCTTGAACCGCAGCAGCGCCAATGGCGGCAGCTGTAGCTGCGGCAGAGCTCGAAGCTGCCGCGGCCGAGGTCGCAGCACCAACTGCGACAAGCTCTGCGAGCGAGGATGAGCTGCCGGAGGCTGCAGCAGTCGCAACACTCGCACTCGTTGCTTGCGAAGTTCCTGATGCGCTGCCTACTGCCGCGACGACCGCCAAACCAAGGCCAGTCGCCGATGCTTGCGCGTCACCATCGGCGCTGGCCGCCGCATCGAATATGCCGGTTCCAGCACCTGTGCTGGTTGCCGAACCGACAGCCGAGGCGGTCGATGAGAGAACGGTGGTCGCTGACGCGTTGGCTTCAGCGCTGGCCGATGCGGAGCCAGCGGCTTCAACGATCGGATTGAGATCGCCCGCATCCCCAAGCCCGAACTGTCCTATCGCGCCGAAAAGTACATGCCCGACGAGATGGACAGGGAGAAGTGGTGCGGTAAGCCGGCCACCGCCACCAGATGCAGATGATGAGCCGGCGGCGGTTCCAACAGCGCTGCCCCGGGGAAACCCTGGGTCACCAAGACCGAACTGCCCGACAGATCCGAAAAGAATCTGGCCTTCATAGTGGATATCGGTTGGCTTATTGGCCACGGCCGCGCCCTCGGCGACTTATCCGGCTGTTGCAGCCAGGATCATCAGCTCACGTCCGTCAGCAGGGAGTAAACGATGAAATCGGATTCGACGACGTGGTAGAACAGCAGATCGATCGTGTCGGTATCAGAGATATCCGGCGCCTCGCCGCCAGCCGCTTTCCAGTTGGAGCCGAATGCCAAAGTGCGGTTGCTGCCGTTGGTATTGATCTTGATCACGCCGGATTGACCAGGCTTGGCGCTCGTCGGATTGCCTAATGTCCGGTTGCCGCCGAGTGTGACCTGGAAATTGAAGCCGGCGCTCATGTCGACGGCAATCGTGCTCGCATCCGTCAGCGAGACGTATTCGGCGCCGTCCCAAACCGCCTTCGGCGTGAGCGCCTTGTTGAGCGCAGTGCCGACACGAAAATCGGCCGCGACGGCGGCCAGCAGAAAATCGACGGCTCTCGGCGTGATGAAGATGACCGCTGGTCCATCGAGGTCGATGGGATCTCCGCCATTTGTCGAAGCCGAGACGGATCGCGTCATCGTCGGCCCGCTCGAGGAATAGGTGCCCTCGCCGACCTCGGCGTGCTGACCATCGAGAGTGCGCAGGCCATAAGAGACGACGTCGCCATTCTGCACACCGGCTTCGGCGAACGTCAGGAATCCATCAACCGCCGGCCCAAGCGTTATGGTCCCCTGCCCGGTCGTGCTCGTCACGACGCGCACAAGATCGAAAAGCTTTCCCATCGCGAACCCCAAAAAAGAAAGGGACCGCACTAGGCGGTCCCCGTTCGATCCCGACGGAATCGAACCGATCAGTCCTCGGTGATATTCGTGTCGGTAGTCAGCCTTGGCGTCACGCCCTCGCTGACATTGATGTTCGGGGTGACTGTTCCCTTGTAGAGCAGCATACCAGTACCGCTTGCTGCCGTGCCGACACCAAAATGCGTGATGGTATTGGTGCCACCGGTACACTGCGGAAAATCGATATTGGCAGCCGGATTGACCGCGTTCCCGTTCACCGTCCATCCCGAAGCAGATCGGACCACAGCGACACGCTCGTAACCGGTATAGTCAGCCTCATTGGTTTCCTGATTACCACTCTCGCCGGGATCACCGGTATGCAAGCTGACATAGAGATTGCCGGCGGTATCGCTGCCAAGAACTCCATTCGCATCGCCAAGGTTGGTGATGTCGGTATTCTGGAAAATCAGCTTCAGCAGCGCCGTTTCAAAGGCGTTCGACTTGCTCATAGCCAGTGCCCTCTTGAGTTCAGTGGAAAAGCCCAGGGTGCGGGTGCTCGTAGCCGATCCCGTCAAGTTCGGACTTTGTGATTGGGGAGCCGCGCGCAACTGCAGCTGAGATCAGATCTGCTAGCGCACGCAGTGTTTTGGACTCGAGTTTGTGAACGTGAAACGGCAACGGGCCGAACAACTCTGCATAACGGTCCCAATCATCCTTGAGGGGACCGTGATCAAAAACAGGGTCAGGCATTGGCAGGATTCGGATTCCACCAGAAATGCTTCTGATCGCCTTCCCAGCGCTTTCCGTTTTCGTCGAAGAAGTGACTGGTGAGCTTGCCGCCTATAATTGCCAGCGGATAGAACTCGTGTCCGCAGGCACCGCAGCGAATGGGTTGGTAGGCGAGGTCATCTTTTCCTGAGAGCTTCGGCTCATCCAGGACCTTATGAAGGATTTCATGTGGATCTTCTTTTGACCCCGTCCAGCCGCAAGCGGGACAACAGATGGTGAGTGTCACGACGGTTTTCTCCTGCCTTCCTCGAATGCCTCGCGGCCGTCGAGGCTGTTGTGCACGAGGATCCAATAGGCTCCCTCGATCTCGAGACGCGGTCGGCACCAGCACGTGCGCTCTGTCTCGTGCTCGCGAAGATCGCCAAGCGGCACGACGTGAAGCGTCCTGTCGCAAGGAAGATCCTGGAAGATCTCGTAGTTGTCTTTGGACATCAGCCGGCTCAGTGCTTTTTGATTTGTTTCAACCAAAAAGATCGGCTTGCGCACTCGCGGTAGGCGCCGGCGAAAGCCCGCGAACTTTGGCCCAGTGCATCTTGCGCTCTGCCGTGCGCGCCGCCTCATAAAGCACGTGCGACAGCCGCTCCGCGCCGCCGGCGCTCAAGACGATGTCGATCTTGCCGGCTTTGAGCCGCGCCTTGCATTCTGGGCCATCGAAGAAGAGATCAACGGACAGCACCCGCCCGTTGTCCTCGATCCGCTTGGCAAATGGTTCATCGGCCAGGACACTGATGGCAGCAGGTGTGAGCTCACTGTTCGCCATGCGCATCGGCTCCCATGCGATCCAGGATCGACGCATTGGACTCCACGACGCGCGGGAAATACTGCTGCATAAGCAGGCGCCAACCGGTCACATCGCTCGAATGCAGCGCGAACCAGTTGGCGAATGCCTCATTGGCATGACGACTCGTGTAACCCTCGCCGATATCAAATCCACCGGCGAAGTACGTCTCAGGATGGCCGGTGCCAAGCTTGAGCTTTGTCACCGCAGCCGTCAAGTCTGAATAGACCATGAACTCGCTGGCGATCTTGGCGTCTCTGATCGCACCAGTCCGCACGGCCTGGTCAACCAGCTTCAGGAACGCCGCATTGCCGGTCAACGCGTATTCAGCCATGCGATGCGCAAGCCCAATATCAGAGACGTTTTTCGCAAGATCGATCCCGTAACGATCCTTGAACCGCTGCAGCGCGGACTCGGCACGCAGGACGACCTTCGCATCAGGCGCGTAGCTGCGCGCCAGCTGCTCGAGATCGGCCTGCATCGCTTTGGCCAGGCCGAACTCTGGCGCGGCCGAATACTGCACCACCGTTCCGTCCGGCGTCATCGGCAGGTCGAGGTGGTGGCCGAACTCGTGGCGGATCCAGACCCGGTCCTGAGGCGCCGAAGGATTGCGCCGGCCGATCTCAAGCGTTCCCGTCACAGGATCGTAGTAGGTGGGCCCGTCGGTCGGCTCAGAGAGCGTGATGGACTCGGCACCTGAAATCACCTTTTCGATCTCTGGCGACAGCGTGGCGTGGCGCCAGACCTCATTCACCATCGTCTGTTCGGACTCGGTGCGCACCGGGAGGCGCTGATGGGCGATGCGATCGAGCGGAACACCACGCATTTCAGAGACGATGCGCTGGACAAGCTCTGTGAGATGCGCCCGATCGAGAATGTTTCGGGTCGGCTCTGGTTGCGCAGGGGGCGTCACGTCCGGCGGATCGCCTGCGCCTTCGTCAACAACCCATTGCGGGAGCAGGCCCGTTTTCTGGTCGGCGAAGATCGTATCTTCGGCCTTGGCCGTGCGGTTCTTCTCACCGTGCGGGCCAAAGTTGACCCAGGAGTTCTGTCCGCGCGTCTCCGTCGTCATCGCTCGCCGGGCGAGCGGCGAGTACATGGCGCTGTGCGAGCGCCACGCGTTCTCCTCGCCATCTGCACGGAAACCGACGCCCTCTTTGAAGTGGCCGAAGTAGTCATGGACGATGCGGAACACGTCATTTGCCCTGAGGCGCTTGCCGTTCAGGTACTCATCGGTGAACTGCATCAGCGGATTGTCGCTGACATCGAAATCGGCATTCGATCCGAAGCCGGCGTCCGTCGGATAGACCCAGAGGTGGTTGTTCTCGATGACGTCGAGATGAGCGAGCCGCGGCGAAGCGGCATAGGGGTCGGGCTGATCGAGGTCCATCATCTCGATCTTGAGACCGGTCTTCTTGATGTACTGATACTGAGCCAGAGTCTCCTCGATCATCGCCTTGAAGGCGGCCTTCACCTCGGGATCGTTGGGATTGTGCGGCATCGCCTCATAGGCTTCGGCGATGCGCCTGGCACGCGCCGGATCGACTTTCACGTAGGTGCGCGGCGGGTTGTAAGGCAGACCCGCGTCGCGCATGTAGTCGATTGCCGCTTGCCGCGCCTGCTTCAGCGGCCCGAACGTGACCTTGCCGCGGCCCGGGACTGTGATCTGCGTCGGGAGATTTCTGAGCGGAGGATCCTCAGCGCTGGCCCGTATGTTCGGATCCAGCTCGCTCTCGCTTCCGCGAAGGCCTCCGGGTTCGGATAGTCCTCCGCCTTGGGGGCCCGGCCCAGCAGGTCCTTCTCCCGCGCCTCCAGTTCCGCCAAAGTCGCCATCGTCACCTCGCCGTCGCTTCGGCGCCTCTGCCGGTTCGATCCTACCAGCAGGCGTGCCAAGTGTCCCCTCGATCCGCTCGATATCTTGCGACTTTGGCCGCGGCGGCGGTGCCTTGTCAGTCCGCTCCAGACCGCGGGTCCATGTGCGCCTGAGCTGTCCGCGCGCATCGCGCTTGAGCCAGCCCACCTCTTGCGCTTCAAACGTCAGGCGGCTCATCTGTATCGGCGTCGCGCCGATCTCGCGCTGCAGATCGCGCAAGGCAGCCTGGCTCAGCGAGCCGAGAGATTTCTCCGAGCCGCCGGTCTTGCCTTCCAGATAGTCGTAGAATAGGTCGCGCTGATGCTGCGTCGGGGAGATGGCCGGCGTGCCGACGGGGCGCGGCGGACGCCTGTCGGCCGGCACCACGCGGAAGCCGCGACCCTGAGCCCTGACCCAGCCCGCGCGCTGCGCTTCACGGATCAGCACCTCGACATCCTGCCGCGAGATACCGAGGTCCTTGGCGATCTGGTTGTGAACGCGCTTGGCGAGCGACCCTTCGCCCTCGAGGTAGTCATAGAACCGCTGCCGCACGCTCTCGCGTATGCCGGCGGCAATGCTGGCCGGTGGCGCCTCCAGCTCAAACGTCAGACGATCGACATCGATGGCGCGCGGATCGGCCACGATGCGCCGGTTGTGGGCCATGCGCAGCGTCGGCGCCCACACGTCCGGGAACGCCTCGCGCGAGCGCGCCCTCAGCACCCGACGCATCACCTCGTCCAGCCCAGGCATCATGTGATCGATCATCCGGCGCCAGGTCGGGTTCGGGCTGTACTCCAGCGCGAACCAAGCCTCAAAGGCCTGCGCCAGATGCTCTCTGCCACGATAGGTTCTGAGCGCTCCATCCACGTTGGCGAGGTCGTAGAACTTGACGCGCGCCTTGCCCTTGGTGATGCCATCGACCAGCTCAGCGAACAGCCGGGCACCACGCTGGAGCTCCGCGCCCTCCACTGCGGCGCGCGTCGCATCATAGCCGCGGTCGAGGAAGTATTGGCTCATGCGCGCGTCCGACAGCTGCGAGACCATGCGCGCGAACGCCACCGGATCCTTCTTCAGCAGCGCATGCCCGAGCGGCCCGGCGGCATCGCCGAATTGCTCCATATCGACATCGATCAGCTCGCGCACCTTGCGCACGATGTCGGCGCGCGGCTCAGGCAGAAAGCGATCCGCTTTCGAGAGATTGCCGGCATCGAGCCGGCGCAGGAACCGCTCGAGAGAAAAGCCTTTGACGTAGCGATTGCCGATCTCCTCAGCCTCTTTGGCGATCTCATTCGTCAACGGCTGAGCACGGCCGGACCGATTGATGAGCGTGCCCAGCGCCCGACGGAACAGCGGAGCCGATGCCGCATCCGTCGGATCGATCGCACGCTGCTCGCGGCCAAGGACAATGATGGGATGGGCTTTCGGCGGACCGACCAGCATCTCGCCGGACGACGGATCGTAGACCGGCCACTCGTCAACGCCTTCACCCACCTGACGGAACGGAGCGTATGGCGTGCGCCGCATGGCCTGCTCGGCCTCGTTGTCGAGCGGCGTGCGCAGCATGCGGTCGACGTAACGCTGCTGGGTCGTGCGGGCGGCCGTGATGGCACGGTCGACCGGATCTCCTGGCCGCACCATCTCGATGTCAGCCAGCCAGAACTCCTGGTTCTGCGGGTAGAGATTGCGCAGATCGGCCGGAATCTCGGAAGCGCGCATGCGGCGCACCGCCGTCACCTTGAGGCGGGAGCCTGCCGGCAGCACCAGCTCATGCGCCTCACGGTTGCCTGCCAGGGCGACGTCGCCCTTCTTGAGGTTGATGCGCATGACGACAAGCGGCCCTTTGCCGAAGCGAGCACCTGCCTCGAAGGCAGTGATCTCGTTCCCGGTGCCGCTCAGGAACGACGGAGACTCGAAGATGACCTTATCGAGTCGCGCCGGAGACGGGCCCATACGCTCGGCGAAGTTCGCCCAGCGGACGGGGCGATAGACCGTGACGTCCGTTTCGAGCCTGTTCTGCAAGGTGAGTCGTTGCAGCACGTCGGCACGCGCCTGCAGCTGGCGTGAGATCGGACGCAGGCCTTCCAGCCCGGCGTTGATCTCATTGAGCTCGGCAAGCAGATCGCGGATCTGCTGTTCGGCGACAAGCCGGCGCGCCTCTGCCTCGCGCGCGCGGCGCGCGGCAATGCGGGGCGCAAGCGGCACGCGGCGACGCGCGCGTGGCTTGGGCAGATCCTCGATGGCTCTGATACCATTGCCAAGCTGGTTCTTGGCCACAGCCGCAAGATCGCCTGGTACGCCGTGGGGCGGCAATGGGTGCGGTGGCGGGCGATAGGGCAGATGAATGACATTCGGCGCCTGCGCACCCGGCCGCACCTCGATCCGATCGGCGACACGTGCTGCCCCGGGCAACGCAGGACGTGCGGGTGGAGCCGGCAGCAGCGGGCGCTGAGCTTGGTCGAAGGCGGCACGCGCCGCGCGCCAGCGGTCGAGAAACGTGGTGAGCTGATCCTCGTTGATGCCGATCCTGACCCGCGGCACGCCTTGGCTGTCGAGGATCTCGAAGCCATCGTGCCCGCGCTGCTTGAACGCGTTCCAGAGATTGCGCAACGCATCCTCGACATTGAAGCGAGCGCCTTCCTTGGGCAGCAGACGATCGAGCTCGGCCTCGAGCTCAGGCACCGTGATGCGCAGCGGATTCTTGGGTGCCGGAAGATTGTTGGTGAGCGCCGGAACTCTTGCCGGCAGCTGGCTTGGCTGTGGCGAGGGCAGAACGCGCACCGGGCTCGGCGGCGGCAGCGACTGCACGTCATCGGCGATCTTCGGGATGATCGCCTCGGCGCCCTTGTCGGGGATGACGCGCATGACGTGCGGCAGGCGCTCCGTCGGCACCGGCGCGCGCGGTGGTGGCACCGGCATGTCGGCAGGCGGCCGTCGTGTTGCAGGCCCTCTGCGGCCCGGAGGGATAATGATGCTGTCAGGCCGGCGGGGCGGAACGATCGGCCTGGGTGTCGGTGGCTGCGGTGGACGGGTCGGATCGATGTCGATGATGATGCCTTCGCCCGGCCGCGGCCGTGGACCGACGGGCACCGGAGAGCGTGAGCGACCTGGCGGCGGGAACAGCTCGCCGCGCACACGCCGCACGGTCGGATGCACGATGAGCCCGCGCGGCATGCGGGTATGAGGGTAGACAAGAGCCGGCCGCGGCCGCAATCCCCGGCGGATGATCGAGCGCCAGAACGCCGATGAGCGGTAGAGCTGGACGGTTACCGGCCCATCGAAGAAATCGAGCAGGAACACGAGGCTGACGAGCTCAGGATCAACCGGCCGGCTCCATTGGGTCGCGACAGCCTCGAGCCACTGACTGGAATGAAAGCGCAGGAACTGCCAGGCGCGCTGACCGATCTCTGCCAGCGGCCTCAGGTCCTCTGGCGCGCGGTTGACGAGGCTGTTGACGCGTCGGATGACGGACATTGCGCGGCGATCTTCGGCGGTCAGAAACGTACGCTCCCAGGCGGCACGCTCCTGACGCTTCAGCTGATCGAGGGTCAGCTCCTTGCCGGTGTGGTCGACAAAGCGATCGAGCTTGAGATCGCCGATGCGGAAGAGCTTGGCCTTGGCGACGCCCAGCACATCTTCCTGGACCGCAACCGGCTGCTCGCGAAGCCATTCCTCGTATGAGACATCGGCCAGCGGCTCAGCAGCCGGTGTGCCGTCCGGCGCCGTCGGCAGCCCGACCAGCGTCGAACGGCAGTTGACGTGCAAGGGAGGGACGGGCGCCTTATCGACGTCGAAGATCTGGCCTGAGAGCGACCGGCAGCGCGGCGTCGTGCGGTTGTCGAGCACCGCAACGAACTGGACTTTCTTGAAGACCTCGGGGTTCTGCTGCAGAAAGCTCAGATGCGCTGCGTTCGTGATGTGGTTGACGGACGTGCGGACCAGAGCCTCGAGACTGCGCCTTTGCTTTGCCGTCACGCCATCGCGAAACCGGAAGGCCTCGGTGCCACGGAGCCGGCGCACCATCTGATCGATGGACTCGCCTTCAATGACGCCAAGCCTGATCTGCCGCTCGACCTCGGCAATGTGCTCGGCGGTCATTTTGTCGGCCCAGGCCTTGAGATGGCGGCCGGACATCGGCCGCTCCAAAGCCGCGGCGACAAGCATGGATGCCGAAGGCACCTCGATGCTGTGCTGGACGGCGAACAGATCGCGATAGTAGCTTTTCGCCCAGTCTGCCTCATGGGCGGACAGACCGCGGTACTCGCTCCACAGTCGCTTGAAGATGACTTCGTAGGCCTCGAGCTGCGCTTTGCGCACCATGCGCAGCGTGGTCTCGAGGCGACGGGCCTCCGACAGCGTAAGACGCGGATCGAACAGCTTCTCGCGAATGATCTGCACGAGATCCTGTTCAGCGTCGTGCAGCACAGGGATGACCTGGCGCAAAATGCTCGTCTGGTATCTCTCAAGCCCGATGCGGTGCTTGACGAGCTCGTCGAGGCGAGTATCCGGCATGCAGGAACTCAGGCGTCCTTACGGTTTGCAAGCCCCCGCGGATCGATCGTCTCAGGATCGGGCGCCGAAACGCGCTGTTGCTTTTGCCACTCGGCGCGCTCGGCATCTTCGTCGGACTGTGCGAGGCGATTTTTCAGAACGGCGACCTGATCGTTCACGATTCCGAGCTGCTGCTGATGGGAATGGCCATAGGACGCCAGCGGATCATCCCTGCCCTGCTGCTCCTGGTGTCCGTAGGCGGAAAGCGCAGAGCGATCGAGAAAACGACCCTTCACTGCATCAGGATCAAGGCGTGCGCGGCGCGCGCGATCGATGGGCGAGAGAGAGTTGACGAGCTGGCGCTGGGTTTCGGCGCCGTGTTCGATTTCCCTGCGCAGCTTCTCACGCCGAGCGACATCGCCGATGATATTGCTGCTCATGAATCACCTCGACCGGCGGAAGGCGCGCACGCGAGTGCCGTCGGAGCGCACATAGCTCCTGACCTTGATGTCGCCGCGGCTGTTGGTCTCTTCCCGCTCATCTTCCCGCTGCCGGCGCACGGCTGCGATGGCATCGCGAAACGCCTGATTGGCAGCACGGATCTTTTCCGGGTCAGCACCGCTCACACGCAGTGCGTTCTTCTGCTCGAGCGCACGACGTTGCCGGTTTTTGGCCGCCTGCACCGCAACGGCATCTTGAACAAAAGCGACGCTGGCATCGCGAGATGTGGTCAGGCTGTCAGATGTTCGCCGTGGGAGCTCGCCTCTTTCGCGCAAGGCGCGCTCTCTGCGCTCATCGCTTTCCCGCAACAGACGCTCAAGCCGTTCGCCGGCAAGCTCCCCGGGCTTCGGCTTGATGGCGAGCGCCTCCTGCTCAGCGCGCGCCCTCGCCCGCTCGCGCATCCGCTGCTGCAATTCTTTCTGGCGTCTGATCGACTCCTCAGTGCGCTTGGAGCCAGGGAACTGTGCACGGATCGACCGCTTCAGGTCATCGGCGAACTTCAGCCCTTTGGTAACCTTTTGTGCAGCCTCTGGCCCGAAGAGGAACCATGCAACACCCTCGGGATTTCGCAAGGCCATGGTGGTGATGACGTCGAACGTCTGGATGGGCGCTTTGTCGGCGGCGAATCGCAGCGCCTTGGCCTGCAGGTTGCCGTTGTCCTGCACGATGGTGAGCAGGATGCGCCGCTTGGCTTCTGTCTCGACTTGACGCGCGAAACGCTTGGCTTCCTCGAGATTCTCGTCGATCTCCTTCTGCACGCTGCGCGCGGCGCTCTTCAGGATATCGAGATAGCTTCTGCGATGATCCTGACCAGGCTTCCGACGCTTTGGCATGACCTTATCCTTTCTGATGAAGATCAAATTTTCCGGCTATGCGGGCGAACGTACTCACGGATCTTGCGGCCATCGGGCGACGTCCGCGTGCGCCAGAAACCCTTGACGTTTGAGACCTGCTTTCGCGTCGGCACTTCGCTCTTGAGCTGCAGCACCTTTGGCGCCGGGGCTGGCTGGGCTTTGCGCATTAGGGCGCGAGCGACCTCACGAGCGCGGTCACTTGCCTCTAGAAGCGCCTCAAGCTCGGCGCCCTTGATCTCGCGGCCGAGACCAAAGACTCTCTGGACCTTCTCCGTGGCTTCGCGCTTGGCCTCGGTATTGCCAGTGACGCGGGCCACGTTCTTGTCTTCGATTGCCTTGCGCTCACGAAACTTCGCGACCTGACGCGAGATGAAGTCGAAGACCGGCATTTCGGAAATTGCCGGCAATTTCGGTATGTCGGGGGCGATTTCCTCGATGCGCTCGTTGATCAGTTCACGGACTCGGTCAAGACGCTCCTCGGTTTTCTCTTTCAACTCCTGGAGCGTTTCGGCCGCTTCATCCATGACGCGACCACGCGCGATCACGTCATCGAGCGCACGCACCGTTTCGGCGGCAGCAGCACCGGCGGCCGTCGCCATAGCGATGCGCCCGCCGATGACGGATGATCTGGCGAGGCTGCGGGTGATGCCGGCCGCCATGACGAAGCCGGTGCCGCCGCTTGCTGCCGCCTCGCCGAGAATGCGCTCGATAGGTGAGAAGCGCAGCGGCGGCGTCAGCTCTTCGCCGCTTGCGCCGCGCCAGATGACACCCATGGCTGCAATTCCCCCCATCCCAGCTCCGCCGAGGACGCCCAGCGCCACGCGTGCTGGCGGCGGAGTGGTGGGCGGCGCCCATACGTTCAGGATGGTCGCGCCGCGGGCGGCTTCCGCCATCACGTGCACGAGCGCCTTGCGATAACGCGTTCTGTCGTCCGTGATTTCAGGCATGACGATCTCCGTGAAGGCCCGACCAGGATCGAGCCAGCCTTGATGGACGCCTCGACGTCCGGCAAATTCAGTGCAAAGTCGGTAAGAACGGCTGGTTGCCGCACGAGACTCGGAATGCTCACTCACGAACACATCGTCCGCGCGAGTGCCTGGGACCTCGATCTCTACGCCGGCAAGGTCGCTGTCTGGTGGCAGAAGAGCTGGCGCTGGGCTTATCTTGACGAGCAGACGTGCGCGGTTGCTCCGCACGCGTGGCCGAACGGGGTGAAGCGCTTTTTCCGGCGCGGCGAGGACCTGCAGGGGCTCGGCATTGGCTTAGACTGCGCCGTCGCGCTCGGCTGGGTAACGATCGGTGATGAGCTCGACGGAGAAAGCAAACGCCTTGTCATGCGCCGGCGCTTCGGTCGTGTGGGACGGGTCGAAGGCCGGGTCATCGCCGATCCACCGGTGGACTTCGACGATGACGACGATATCAGCCCACCGGGCTGGAACGAGGCCTGGCGGGCAGCATGGCTCGCCCCTACTTCTTCGGAGGCCTGAAGGCTGACGGCGGGAGCCCCCAGGTGCCGGCATAATCCAATCCCGGAAAAGCTTCCGGCGCGTAGACGTCCATCTTGCCGGGCACCACCTCGCGGTTTTCCTCGAGCGTCATGCGCCGCCGCAGGTGCCCTTCGCGCGCCTGCCGCTCCCAAGGGACGTCCAGATAGCGCGCGTGCGTTGCAGATCTGTCCATCCGCCATTTCAGGTCGGACAGCAATTCATTCAGCTTGAAGATCTGTTCCCAGTCGGGTTGCGGCGAAGCCTTGATGGCGAGGAGTTGGTTCTCGACATCGCGCACGCGTAAAGCCAGCAAACGCTGTGCCTCGGTGCCATGCAGCATGTACCCCAGCATCTCCATGTGAACGGTCGGGACATTCTGGAACATCTGCACGGTGTGCTGAGTCTCGTGCATCAGCGTTTCCAGCAGATTGCGATCGGCGACAGGAGCCGTGACATCGATATCCCGTGGAAGAAGGCGCGGCCGATTGGCATCAAGCCACATCGCCCGCTGCCGCGATGACATACGAGGCCACTTTTCTGGCTTCTTGGGCTGGCCTGACTCGTAGGGGCGTGTCGCGCCACCATGCGTCAACCCTTCCCTGATGGTGACGACGGTTGGCACCATCGCTGACCTGGGTTCCGCGACGAACAGCTCATCCGCATCAATGAAATCCTTGAGCGATCCGCCATGCTGGCCGGGACTCAACGGCTTCAGGGCGACGCGATTATCCGCAATGACTGTGGCCGGCTGATCGCCCTGGTTCCACGGCCCCCAGGTATTGGCTCTGGTCCAGCCGAACTCGCGCCAGACCTCTTCATCGCCCTTGCCCTTGCCCCAGGCTTGCTTGGCGGCAGCGAGCCGGTTGATGCCGCCCCAGTCATCCGGATGACGCAGCCCAGCCTTGGCGAGGTTTTCCGCACCTTCCGGGCCGATGAAGGTGTTGAGGCGGTCGCGTGCTATGCCGCGTACTGCAGAGCGCGCCACGGCTGCTGGCAGGCCTTTTGTGACCGCGATCTCGGCGAGCACCTTTCCGGCTTCTGCCGCTTGATCCGAGTATGGCGCGACAGTGCCGTCCGGGCGGATCGTGTAGGTGAGCGGGCGTTTGCCGCGAATGGCGTCGGTATAAGCCTTGACCGTCTTGTAGCCGTCGTAGAGCGCCTTGATGGCAGCGGCTCCGACCAGAACGGCACCGGTCGGCGAGGCCATGTCGATGAGCGACATATCGGCGATCTCTTTCTCGCCGGGCGCTGAAGCGGACTTCGGCCGCGCCATGGGATGCGTCTTGGGCTGAGGCGGCTTTGCCGGGCTGGGGTTGGTGCGCCAGTGACCTTCGACCCGGGTGCCGTCCTTGCGCCTGAAGCCTTCGACCCAGACACGAGTTGGTCCCGGCTTGACGTTCATAGCAGTGGTCGAGAACGCCTCGCGCTTGGCGTCCTTGGCCTCGCGCATGACCGGGGTGATGCCGCGGCTGCGCGCCGCATTGAGCACTTCCATCGCCTCGCGCTGTGCGCGCTTGCGGCGTGCGGCCTCGACGTAGTCTTGGGGGGTGAGCTCGGCACGTGGTGGACTGGAAATGCGCACGACGGACGTCTTCGGGGTCTCGGCAGTCATGGACCGCAGAAGATCCCTGGCGTAGGCGCTGCGATTCTCTGGCATCAGGTGGCATCTCCACGAGCGAGAGCGCGATAGAACTCCCGGCGTTGGCGAGAGCGACGGCGCACGCTTTCACGCAAGGCAGCGCGGTGCTCGGCTTCGCGCTGCTCGCGCGGCGTCATGAGGGGCAGGGCCGGCACGCCAGCGCCCGGCCGGTTGACGAAGAGGGAGAGACCATCACGGATGATCTTCTCGCGCATCTTTTCCGTCATCTCGAGGACCTTGACGGGCGACTGATCGGTCGACTGGACAGAGAGCTTGCCCTCGCCGATCTTGGCCTGCGGATCGATCTTGCGGACGATCTCTTTCAGGCGTTGCGGGACGATCTTGTTGTAGAAGGCGATGTTACCCTGACCCTTCCTCGTTATCATCGGAGCAAATGGAGGAAGTAGCTCGTGAATCATGCCGTGCTTTTCGCCCTCCCCGCGGAGAATGCGCTCGGCAATCTCAGAGCCAACGACATCCGGCAATTGCTCCGATGACACAATGTCTTTCCGTCGGTTGCCGTAAACGTCTCTCGTGCGAACCTCGAATTTATCGCCAATGGGCTGGTACTCGACATAATCGAACACGCGGATTTGGGAAAAGCGCTGCGCAACATCCTTGCCGGCAATAAGGGAAATCCCCTTAACACTAGGATCACGCGCGGCCCTGACAAGCTGCGTCTTGAGAGCGAGATCAACCCATTTGTTGGTGGAGTCGATGTAGGGCATCGGCTCGACACCCTGCGTAAGCTGCTGCAACGCATGAAACTCCTGGCTCAAGCGATTGTATTGCTGAATGAGCTGGTTGTTACGCTCAAGTAAAGCCCACGCTTGATCACGCACCGCGGGGTCAACGTCAATCCCAATGAGATCAGTAACATCACCGCCGGAAACGCCATGCTTGCTGGTGAACCTGACCATCTCGGCGTGGAGTTCTGCCGTTTGGTCTGTAACGCGAGACAGCTCCTTGCCGACGCGCTTCAACTCACCGCGAAGCTTCTCACCTTCCTCTCCGGTCGGCTTAATCCCAATTTTGCGTGCTTCCTGCGCCGCATCGCTCTGGATCTCTTCAATGTGAAGAATGCGATCGCCGGACTTGAGGTTGGTGCCAGCAGGAGGCTCGCGAAGCTCATCGACCAGGGACCTCACATGAGCCACGGTGCCAGATACACTGAAGTGACCTCCGGGAAGGGTCCTCTGCACCGACATACCTTCAGGATGCAGCCACTGCAAAACCTGCTCTCGATAGGTCGGGTTATCGGGATCAAACGAGTATTTGGCATAACGCGCTGGCTCTCCCCCGCCACTCTTTTCAAGGGCGTCCGCAATTTTTGCCGCCACGCGTTCCACAGTGGGATTACCCGTCAAATCGATCTCTAATTGAATGCCTCGATCCGACCGAGCCTTGTATCTGTTGCCGCCCAGAGGCCGAACGATCCAATCTCCATGATTCAGCGTCTGCGCATACCAGCCACTTCCGAGCCGGCGCAAATTTTCGCCAAGGTCGACGAAAAGCTCCTCGGCATTATATCCGCCGCCGTATGTCCGCTCGCGCAACCTCACTCGGTTGGCATCGATAAACTCGACAATGTCCTTCTTGGTAACCTGCTTGCCGCTTTGCTGAAGGAACTTGTCGAGCCCAGTCCATTTGATCTCATCATCCTTGACGCCGGCGCGCTTCAGCATCTCCAGCATCTGTTGGGGCGTACCCTTCTCCTGTGGCAGCGCGCGCGCTGCGCGCAAGGCCTGGCTGTAAAGCCCAAGCTCGTTGATGTCGGGCGCCACACCAGAAGCAAGGCGAGTTGGGCCTGAGCCAACGGCATTTCTCACGCCTACCCTGCCCATGCCGGCCACCGAGCCGGTTGCTGCAAGCCCGGCCGCGGCCATGCCGCCGGCCTGGATCTCCGTCGGAATGCGGCTGACGAGCTTGCCGTCCTTGTCAAGCTGATAGGTTGCCGGAGCGCGGCCCAGCGTAATGTCAAAGGCACCCTTCATCGCCTTGTAGGCATCATGCACACTCTTGATGGTGGCAGCGCCCATCAGTGCCAGGCCCACCGGCGAGAACATGCCCGTGAGCGGCATGTTCTCTATGCCAGCTTCGGCAGCTTTGGGATCGGTGACCTTCGGAAACGGCAGCGCATCGTCCACTTCGGCTGGGTTCGGATTGGTCCGCCAATGGCCCTTGACCCGGGTCCCATCTTTGCGCGTGAAGCCCTCGACCCAGACCCGATCGGCGCCACCACGCGCCTGCGGTCGAGCCTTTTCGAATGAAGCGCGCTTGATCTCGCGTGCAGAGCGCGTGGTGTCCGTGAGCCCCCGCACACGCGCGGCATTGACCGTTTCGAGGGCCCGCTTTTGCGCCAGCTTGCGTTCAGCAGCCTCAGCTATCGCCTGGGCGTCGAAGCTGGGTGCTGGCGGGCTCGAGACGCGCGGGGTCGACGAGGCGCTGGCGCGGCGCGCGCCGGTAGCGCTTGTCCGGCCGGCGCCATTCATCTCTCGCATCAGATCGGCGCGGTAGGCATCGCGCTTTCGCGGCGTCGGCATTGCGGTCAGTCCATTTTTTCATGCGGAGTTAATTGAGAAACGACTCATCGCCTGCACCGTCGCTGTCGTCATCGAAATTGGGATTGGTGCGGGCGATCATCATCAGCTCCTGCTCGATGAACTGCTCTTCTCTCAACGGATCGAAGTACGGCCCGAGCAGGCCGCGCCGTTTCAGCTCCTCGTAGAGCGTGTGGCGCGAGATGTCTCCGAGCTGACGCAGCTGTAGCAGCGTCTGCAGGTCGTGCTTGTTCTCGTCACCAAGCCCCATGTCGATATCGAGCAGGACCTTGGCCAGTCCGACGTATTGACCCAGGCCGACCCATTCGAACATGCGATCGAAGCAACGTGAAATAAAATCGGCGAACTCCCACGCCCACTGCTCAAGCGGCGCGCGCGCCTTGGATTCATCGATCGAGCGCTCCGTGGCCGTCTGCATGCCACCGTTCTGCGGCATCAGCGGGTCGAGGCCCATGATGCGCATGTCCTCGACGAGCTGCTTCAGATCTTCAGCGCCCGCTTTGATCGCATTGCCTTGTGGTTCGACATAATACCACTTGGCTTCCTTGTGCGGCGTGACGAGCGCTGTGTGCGGGCCGATCTCCAGCTCGCCCTTGTCATTGAGCAGCTTCGATGGATCTTCGATGCCGGAGGCGGCAAGGATCGGAAAGCGTCCCTTGGTCAGGATGTTGCGCTGGTCAGAGGATGACTGCCAGTGCTCGACGTTCTTCCATGCAAGATCGAGAAACGGCGGCGTGGCGACATAATCGTCGATGAAGTTGCCGCAATAGAAGGTCTCGAGCGGCACGCGATCCCAGGGCTCGCCGCCGGCCTTGAGCAGCGGTCCTCCGTCGATGACTTCCCAGCCGGCAGAAGTCCGCTCCCACAGCTCCCACACGGCGACTTCGCGGCCACCTTCGATCGGATTGCCAAACTCATCTTCCTCCGGTTTCAGCCGGTAGACGCGGACTCTTTCGACCTCCACCTCGAAGAAATCGTCCTCGAGCTCGGTAACCGTTTCGCGGATGCGCGCGTGATAGCAGATCTTGTTGCCGGCCTCGTCAAAGCGACTGTAGGCGGCAATGAGGTCCCGTGCGGGAACAAGCGTCCAGAACGGACGAGTCCGGAGCGCCATCTCATCAGCCTTCGTCGCGCCGGGCGGCACGATCGACATATCGACAAGGACGTGCACCATGCCGTCGAGCAGCGCCTCGCGAAAGGCGCGGACGGCGAACATATGCAGACTGTTGCCGATCAGATCGATATCTTCGGCCCAGAACTGCGCAACCTCGGGGCTCGTTTCGGTGAGGGCGATGCGCTTGCGAAACGGGCGGGCGGCTGTGTTCTGGACGGCATCGCGAAGCACGTTGTGCAGCGTGGTGCACTGCAGGCGCCGCTCGTACTCGTCATCGGTCTCACGGGTGTGCTGAGGCAGATACCGGTGGCGCGCTTCGCGCATCGCCCGAGTGCCCTCGTAGACGGTGCGAACGACGTGCCAGTCTTCCTCCATTCGCAGGTAGGCGTAGGACGGCGTGCTCGGATCGCGCATGCGACCCTGACCACCGGTCTTGGTGTCCGACGAAATGCGGGGGAGCGGAGTTGGCATTTGCGCATGCTCCTGCGGCCCGGGGCTTGCGCTCCAGGCTCTAAGGTTTCGGATTGTGCGGGGCTCAGATCAGGACGAGTTGCGGACCATCGGCGCGGAAGGCGGCGCGCTCGCCGGCTTCAGCGGAACACTTGAGTTTGTGGCAGGCAACGCAGAGCACCTGACAGTTGTCGGGCGACCAGTAGTGAAGCAGCTCCGTCCAATGGAGGCCTCTGAGGTCTCGCCAGACGCGGTACAGCGGCACGATATGGTCGACCTGGGCGACGTCAGCGAAACAGGGGCCAGACGAACGCTCCCGCGAAAGATCTCTGCCACAGGACGCACACGCCCATTGCTGGCGTGGACCCAGCACGTTGGCGTCGGGCTGCGTCCAGAACGTGAAAGCCTTGAGGCAGATGTTGTGCCAGGTCCGCTTGCTCAGGTGCGAGCCGAAATGCGCGCCGTCGGCGTAAACAGGTCCGGCGCAGATGCGGCAGTACCCATGCGCCGCGGGCAGCAGATCGTGGTTCTCGTAGAACGGCAGCGGCGGCCGGCGATGACGAGTCCATTGCCAGCCTTCGACCAGCGGCGCTTTCGTGCAAAGCTGCCGCGCAACATAATCGGCCTCGAAGACCGACGTGCAATCCTTGCTCATGACACTTGCTCACGAGTTCTCAGCTCGCGGCTTGTTTTTCGCTATCTGCGACCACCACCGATGATGAAGCCGATCTTGCCGGGATCAGCGAGCCGGTTGAAAGCCGACGCCGATGCGTCGACCTGGTCATTATGCCGACCCATAGGAAACGTCTGCAGCTCGTCCAGGTACGCCCGGTTCCAACTGGCTCGGATGAGCTTCACGTTTCGTCCGCCGACCTGCGCAGCGAACGGCTTGGCCCGCTGGGCCTTGTCGGCTGACTGCGGCTCTTCCTTGACGATAAAGCCGGCGAGCATCCTGATGAGATGCTCAGCAACCGTCTTGCCGGCCGCACCCGGATCTTTCGGAATCGAAATCTCGACATCACGGCCGTCGATCTGCGCAGTCCGACGAATGCGCACCTCGACCTCGTGCGGGTTCTCTCTGAACCGCTGCACGTCCTCGACGTAGAAGACACCGTTCTCGCCCTTGGCCATCAGGACGCCGACGGTCCAGCTCGGGTCAAGCGAGCCGATATCCTTGGTGGCAGCGAGGTCCCAGGCCCTTACGCGTTTGACGATCTTGATCGGCTTGCCGTCTGCGTCGACCGGCAGGTGATCGATGACCTCGATCTTGTCGGTCTCGAAGAAGCCGCCGGTGCGCGGAGCCGGACGTTGCTGCAGCTGGCCGGCGACGCCGTACTCTCCCATGATGGCGAGCTCTTCGAGCTCCTTCTCGCCGAAGCGCTCTGGCCAGAGCAGCTGGCCGTCCCCTTCCCCGCCGTTCTCGACGGCGCGCGGATCGCGGACCCACACGAACGGATGATCGGATTCGAACCGCGCCGGTAGGCACAGATGAACGTAGCCTGCCTCTCGCGCGATGATCTCGCCAGCGACGTCACGTTCGTGAACGCGCTGCATGACGACGATGAACGCGCCACGCTTCGGATCGTTGAGACGGGTTTGCAGAACCTCGAAATACCAGCGCACCGTCTCATCGCGGACGACGTCGCTTTCCGAGGTCTTGGTGTTGTGCGGGTCGTCGACGACGATGATGTCGCCGCCGAAACCGGTCGATATGCCGCCGACCGAGGCGGCGAGACGCTTGCCGCCTTTGTCGTTGTCGAACTTGGTCTTTAGGTTGGCGTCGCCCTTGAGCTTGAAGCGAGTGCCCCAGCGGCTCTGATACCAGGGCGACAGTATGAGATCGCGCGTCTTGACCGAGTGCTCAGTCGACAGCTCTGCGGCATAGGACGCATAGAAGAACTGGCAGTGGGGCCCGCACGTCGGCAGCTGAACGCCGTCCGGCCCCTTGATCGGCTCCTGCGCCCACACGTAGGCCGGGAACGCGACGGAGCACATGAGGCTCTTCATCGACCGCGGCGGGATGTTGATGAGCAGCCGCCGGATCTCGCCGCGCATCACCGCTTCAAGATGCTCGGCGATCGCATCGATGTGCCAGTTGTGCAGGTAGTGCGCCGGATCGATGTACGGCCAGGCCTGACGCACGAAATGCGAGAACGACTTCTCGCAGAGCGTCCGATCTATCGCGGCCCGAAGATCAACGACGTCGCGCGGACGTTCGTTGAGCTGCCGCCACTGCGCGGCAGAGAGCACGTCAGTTCGGAACGGCTTCTGTGGGCTTGCCCTGAGCTCGTGCCAGCAGCTGATCGAGGGTAATCAGCTCTTCGGGCGACAGGTTCGAAAGGTCGAGCCCGAGACGCACTTCGATCGGCTCGCCGTTGACGCCGGCGATCTCGCCGCGCTTGACCCAGCCGCGCTGCTTGCCGATCGTTTCGAGCACGAACTGTGCTGCACGCAGATTCTTCTTGCGGACGTGGTGCCAGACGACACCCTCGGAAAGGTCGATGAGGCTTTCCTTGATCTCCTCGAGCGCCTCTTCTATCTCGGGGTGCTTGCGCTTGTAATAGGTGATGGTGGAGCGCGCACACCCGAGCTTTTGCGCGGCGATGTGCTGGACACCGGCCGCGGCACGCAATGCCTCGATGACCTGTTCGACCGTAAAACGCGGAGGCTTACCAGTGTAGTTGCCTTCCCGCCGGGAATCGCTCCCGCCGTTCATTGCAGACATGGTGGGTTTCTCCTTGACCGCAGCATCGCGCTGCGACGCGGGTTGAACTGAGTTCCAGGGATCGCCCCTGAGACTGCACGGCACCGAGCATCGCGCTCGCACCGCGACTTGATGGAATAGTATAGTGCTATTATACTCACGAGCTTCCGCAATCACACGAGGAACGCGAACTCATGTTCACGGAGTCAAAGAACGAGACGCTGCACGCTCTCATGGGGACACTGAGCAACATCGACAGGGCGCTCGCCAGAAGGTGGTCGGTGAAACATGGCAATCTTTGTCAGGGTGAGCGCCCGCCAACAGTTGATTGCACTTGGAATGGACATACGCCCGAAGAGAAGGAAGCCATCGCAGACGCCTTGAACGACCTCGCTTCGCGCTTCAACAAGCCGCTGATCGATAGAAGCCTGCGCCAAGCCAGAGAGCTCCTCGACCAGCTTGAGAAAGAGCTATCCTAAGCTCGAAAGCCTCAACAATGCCGCGAGGAGCGCAAGCGGTGATAAGCTATGGGATCAGTGACAGACCATGCGGTGTCTGCGGCGGCCCTACACCGTACCGCGGCCAAAAATACGACAGAGATCACAGGAACAGATACTGCTCGCAGAGTTGCTATCATATCGCCCGGCGTCAAAAAGCGGCGGAACGGCGACGCACTCAGAAGGACTGGCATTCAGCCTTCAACACAGCATGGTACGGCTTCGCCAAGAGGCCATCAGGGTCGCGCGGCGATACTGTCGGCACAGGTCGCAGGCTTGAAAGACGAGCTATAGCGAGAATCCTTCCGAAACTCGGATACACAGAAATCGTGCACCTATCGGAACTCTCACATGGATCTCCATTCGACATTGCCGCAACCTACGAAGGAAAACGCGTTGCAGTCGAAGTGACCGGAGCACGACGTCGCGATCTCAGCCGAAAAATTCGATACGCAAAAGCTTTAGGTCTCCCCCTGCATGTACTTCACACCGCACCAGCAGATGAGACTCTTTTCCATATCAACAGAAGACCGGTGAAGAACAGCAACGTTCCCATATCCGTCATCAAGCGAACAATCGAGAGGAAGTCGAATGACCGTCCTGAAGACCGGAATCTCTTGGACCAACACGACAATCAATCCCACCTGGGGTTGCACGAAGGTCAGCGCAGGATGTGACTTCTGCTATGCCGAAGCCATCAACGACCGGTTGGGAAAAAACCCGTTCGAGGAAATTCGCTATTACCCCAAGAGGCTGGAGGACATTCGCGCGATGAAACCCCTGCGAAACGCTGTGGGAGAAGTCGTGCCAAGGATGGTCTTCCTGAACTCAATGTCGGACATTTTTCACGAGCAGATCCCAGACACATTTCGAGATCAGGTCTTCGATGCAATGGAAGACAATCCCATCACCATCTTCCAGCTACTCACCAAACGCCCAGGCGTTGCCGGTCGCTACCTGCGCCGCCGATATGGGCATAACCGTGCGCCATTCCACCTCTGGTTCGGCACGTCGATCGAGAACAATGACGTGGCCAAGCGCACGGACGTGCTGCGCGATATCAAGGCCCGCCACAACGTCTCCTGCGCTTTCCTGTCCGTCGAGCCATTGATCGGGCCAATCGACAAGGTCGACTTCTCAGGGTGCGACTGGATCTTGATCGGTGGCGAGTCGGGTCCGAAATGCCGGCCGATGGCGCTCGACTGGCTTAAGTCATCGATCGACAAGTCGCGCGCTGCCAACGCTGCGATCTGGTTCAAGCAGTACGGGCACCCGAAGAACAACCCCTACGCCGTCAGAATTGCCAAGGAGGAGCGGATCACGATACAGAAGGCCTTCCAGCTCGCGATTGCGCGCGGGCTCGAGAAGGAACCCGATGAGAAGGGCGGCGCAACGCTCGACGGCCACGTTTATCATGAGCTCCCGACAGCATGGCACGCACTGAAGCACGAACTCGGAAAAGCGAAGATCGAGGGCAATCTGGAGCCGGCGGCCTCGGGGCGGCTGCTCTGAACAATCAGCTCGTTGCCTACAATCTGCGTCGCCTGCGGCAGAGGGCCGGCGTGTCGCTCGACACGCTGGCCGAACTGACCGGCTTCACGAAGCCGCTCGTGCAGCAGCACGAGAACGGGCGCTCGCGCGTCTTCGCCGGACAGCTCAAGCTCTACGCCGAGGTCCTCGGTGCAGAACTCGACGAGTTCTTTGAACCGATCCCAGGAGAGTAATCATGTCTCGACGCGAGGGGCCGAAGTCAGATTTTTCTCGATATGCCTTCGGCTATTCGGATCGCAAGCCGAGGCTCACGTACTGGATTGCGATCGGTGCGATCATTGCTGGGATCGCTCTATTGATCGCATACCGGCTCCTGCTGCTCGGACCTGGATCATGACTGACGACGAACTCAGATCATACATCAAGCGAGCACGCCGCGTCGCAGCCCGCTATGGAACATTGCATCCTTTGTGGGATACGATTCTTGACGCAGAGGCAATTCTCGCTGGGAAACCGTCATTGTCTCCACGACACGTTGTCGAACTGGACTTTCTGGAAAAGGAGGAGTATCTCGCCAAACACGAAGCGCGAGATGCCAGCTCATGCTCCTCTGAGAACGACGGATGAGTAGTACATCCGCGCCCCGCGCCCCCTGAGCAGCCAGTGCTTTTCCAGCGTCGCCCCCATGCGCCGTGCGACCGCGTGGATGGCCTTGGTGTGCAGCCGCTCGTAATCCCGGGTCATGCCGGCCAGCATCTTCGTGCCGGTAAGCAGGAGGAACGCGTTCGATGTCGCATTGAGCCGGCCGGCGATCGCCGAGCCGTCGGTGATGATGAGCGCGATGCGCTCGCCCTCGGCGATCTTGCGCCGATCGGCCAAAATCAGCGCCAGCTCCCATGGTGAGCCATAGGCGTCGAGGTCGAAGACGTTAAAGGCCCTGAGATCGAGGCAGCGAAACAGCCGGCGATTGTCGCACACGAACATCTCGCGCTCGTCTCTATAAAACTCCGTGTCGCAACCGACGTACCGGCTTGCACGATGCCAGACGCCCTTGTGCATCTCGCCTGAACCTGCATAAGCGTCGAGCACCACGGCATTGTCCGGTCCGATCGCCTCCAGAGCCAAGTTGCGCAGCTCGATCTTCAGGCGATGCGCGGACTCGGAGTTGTTGGTCTTGCCGGCCGCGGCGAGGCCGGCGGCAAAGCGCTTAGCCATCGGCCGACGTGCCCAGCAGCACTTCAAGCGCCGGATGCTCCCGCTCGAGCGCCTTGAAGACGTCGAGCGCCTTCGACTGCAATTCGAGCGGACCGCGGACGGTCACATAGAACATGTCGGCGACGGGTGAGGTATCGATCTCGCGGATCTCCAGATCGGCACCGAGATCGGCGTCGTCTTCATCGGGCTTATCGTCGAGATCGAAGCCAAGCGCCGGCAGCCAGTCGTCTTCGAACTCGGCGAGCAGCGCCTTAACAGCCGCCTCATCATCATTCGACAGATCGCCGAGCCGGTTGTCGGCGAGCATGTAGCCGTCGGCGGTCTTCTGGTCGACATCCCACAGGCGGACCTCGATGCGGTCAAGCCCCGCCTCGAGCGCTGCCTCACGGACTCCGTGGCCGGCGACGATCATCTTATTCGCCCGCCGTGCGATCACGGGATAGGTCTGCCCGAAGCGGCGCAGGCTTTCGGCCAGCATGGAAATCTGGCTTGCAGGATGCACGCGCGGATTGCGCGGATTGGCCACGAGCTGATCGGGTGCGATGAAAACGGTCTCGAATTTATCGCGGGACAGCTCAGGCGGCGCCTTTGGCGCTTTCGGTTTTCTCGGCGGCTTTGCCATTATTCACCTTTGCGGTTTTTTCGGCACGGAAACGGCGGATTTTTTCACCCGCCAGAATGGCTCCCCTGTCAAGAGAAAATGTGCACTTAGACGCAAAAAAAAATGCGGTCTAGGCTGACGATTTTTGTTGCATTCTGTATAGCTGGGCTATATAAAGGAACCATCAAGAACGGAACACGAGATCGCAGAGGACGCGGACATGATTACAGAAAGGACCTGGCTGGATGATCTAGCCACCCTAATCATGACGCGGATGAAGCGGCCAGCAAAGATCGAAATCGAAGTCAGCAACCCAAAGCCACGGAGAGAGAAAATGACCCGCTCACAGATCGCCCAGCTCGCCGCCATCCGCGCTCACATCACCATCAATCAGCGCAAGGCGAAGAAGGCTCGCAACTTCAAGGCCAAGTCGGTCTACCTCGCAAAGGCCCAAGCCCTGCAAGCGACCTACGAAGCCCTGACTGCCTGATCGAAACCTGAACCGAAACTCGAAACGAACGGAGAGAACCATGACCACGAAGATCGCGAAGAACGCCCCGAAGGCCAAGGTCGAGAAGGCTGCCCCGAAGGCGAAAGCCGCCGCGTCGGCCGCGGCACCGGCCAAGAGCCGCTCCGAGATTGCCCGCGAGGCCGCCCTCAAGTTCTGGGCCCGCCGCCGCGGTGAGGTCAAGCCGGCCGGGACCGCCAAGCCCGCCAAGGCTGGCAAGCCGGCCAAGGCGGAGGCCAAGGGCAAGGCCAAGAAGGCCGCCTGAGTTCCGGGCGCAACCGGTTCCGCGTAGCCCGGCTGCCGGATGAGAGAGGTCTCTCTCATCCGGCCCCCCCCCGACTGCCCTGCCAAGATGGCGCCCGCAGGGGCGCTTCCGGAAGGGCCGAGAACCAGCTGTTCGTCCGATGCAGCCTCGGTCCTGTGCGTCTCGCCCTCGGATCTCGCCGGCAGAACCCGGCGATGGGGCCAGCCCGTAAGACGCGCGCCATCTTGCCAGTGCAGTCATGCCTGGAAGGTCTAATGTGGATAGACACGGAGAGCGAAAATGGCAAGTTCCGAAGCCGCACGCAAAGCCTGGGAAACACGCCGCGCCAAGCTCGCGGCCGAAGGCAAGGCGCCATCGCAGTCGCCGAAGAAGGCGTCAACGAAGCCTGCCCGCCGCGGCACGCTCGCAACCTTAGTGCGCCAGCAGCACATCCGCCCGGCAGGCGAGCAGGTCTACCTCGACCCCGCCAAGGCACCGACCGGCCCGCTCGTTCAAGGCTTCCGGATCGATACGCGCGAGTACGAGAAGCGCCATCACAAGAGCCCGGAAGGCCATGGCCGCTGGACGATCGTTATCTCCGGTCGCCATGCGCGGTACGGCTGCACCGCGAAGAAGGTCGAGGGCCCGATCGAGTGCTCGTGGGATGAGCTCCTGGAGCAGATCCCGAGGCTCGCCACACTGGCCAGCATCGCCGCCGGCGTGGTCCGCATCATGCCATAAGGCGCAAAGCTGGGCGGCTAAGTAGCCGCCCCACAACGATAAAAAATGCGGTCTAGGCTGACGATTTTTGTTGCATTCCGTATAGCTTGGCTATATAACAGAACCATCAGGAACGACGCAACGCCAGCCCTGGAGACCTCCAATGAACTACATCCACCGCTTGCAGAAGGAGAACGAAGAGCTTCACCAGCAGCTGCGCGATGTGCGTGAGCAGCTGGCCGAGATCGAACGCTATCTGTCGAGCTCGAAATTCCAGGGTCCGGAGAACGACTACGTCCACGTCCGCACGGACATCCTGCCGAAGATCCGCACTGCACGCTTTGCAGCGATCAACAACTAAGCCGCAACCCAGACCTGAGTGGAGAGTGCCATGACCGCGAACATCGAAACCCTCGAAGCCATCCGCGACCAGCTCCCGGCCGGCGACCTCAGCTTTGCCGACAGCCTTTTACGGCAGGCCCGCGAGCGCGGGCTGTCCCGCAAGCAGCTCTTCTGGGTCGACAAGCTCATTGAGCGCGCGAAGAACCCGCCGAAGACGGTTGAGATTGGCGACTTGAGCAAGCTGATCGCCTTTTTCGAGAACGCCGGCCAGAAGCTCAAGCGGCCGTCGATCGCGCTCACCGTCGGCGACATCGTCATTCGCCTGACGATTGCCGGCGAGCGCTCGAAGGTGCCGGGATCGATCCTCGTTGCCGAGGATGCGCCCTACGGCCAGGGCAAGTGGTTCGGCCGCATCCTGCGCGACGGCACGTTCGCGCCCGGCCGTGACGAGGCACCGGAAGGCCTGTTCGACCTGCTGCGTCGGCTCGCCGACAAGCCAGCCGAGACCGCGGCCGAGCAGGGCAAACTTTCAGGTCACTGCTGCTTTTGCGATTTGCCGCTCAAGGACGAGCGTTCGCTGGCTGTCGGTTATGGCAAGACGTGCGCCCACAAGTGGGGCCTGCCATGGGGCGCCAAGGCCTGATGCAGCTCATGTGGAGCCGGCCCGCCCGGCTCCCATCCCCTGCACCAGATCAGACAACGGAGACAGCCATGACCTTCACCGACCACGAGAAGATCGCGACCATCTATGGATCGCTCTGGCTACGCGGCATTCACCACGGCGAGTTCGGCAATGCTCATTGGGTGAACGATGAGCTGTGCGACCGCGATGGCCTGACGCAAGTCGACGTCAAGGACGGGCCCAGCGTCCTCATCTGGCGCGACCGGCGCGGCCTCTGGTGCGTGAGCCACAACGGCATCGTCGGCAGCGACCGAGACCTTGAGACAGCAGCTCGCTACGCGCTTGAGCGCTGAAAGGAGATTGGAGCCATGGCAATCAAGCCGACATTCCGCTGGACCTGCTCGTATCTCAACTGCGTCTGGTACGAGGTGACCGACGAGACCGGCACCTATGAGGTCGAACTCCGCCGCCGCGTCTCGGATTACGAGCGCAGCATCACCAGTTACACGGACGAGGCCTGGGAGCGCGACGTGGTGGCCGCCATCGGTATACTGCACCGGACAAGCTCGACGCGCCCCATCCCGGATGAGACCGTGGCCGCCTTCAACGAGTGGCAGCAGTCCGTGCGCGAGGAGTGGATCGCGAAGTGGAAGGCTAACCCCGACCGGTACGGGCTGTTCGATCCGACCGACATCTCGGCGCAACCGTTCGAGCCGGTCAAAGGCGGCCATTACGTGATCGGCAAGGGTTGGGTCGTGACCTACGACCCGACCGTCCAGAAAGCAGCCTGACAGAGAGGAGCACGGGACCCATGCGCGTCAACCTCTACACGAACCCGGAAGGCGAGCCCTACAGGATCGACGTTCCGTTGATCGAGGCCTTCCCCGAGGCCAGCGAGCGCAACGCTGCCCGCCGCGCTCTCGCAAGCCAAGGGCAATACTGGTGCAGCCCCAAGGCAGCGCCTGCGATCTTCGCCGCTCGCGCTCAGACCGCTCCCGGCATCGGCCGCCTCTGGTGGATCGCCGACAACGAAGCGGAGCTTAAGGAGTGGTGCCAGACCTACGTCGCCAGAGGCGCCGTGATCGAAGACGTCGAGCCGCACCAGGATGGCACGAGCCTTCTCAACGTAACGCTGGCTCTGCCGAAGGATCGTGCAAAAGAGATCCTCGGTTATGAGCCGGACGACGAAGAATGGTTGGAGGACTGAAACATGCCCAACAAGCTCGAAGCCTACGATCCCCTGATCAACGAGGACGCGTGCAAGATCACCAAGCTGCTCGAAGCGAGAGATCGCCTGAGCGGATGGGTAGACACAGCGGTAATTCGCTCAATCAATGCAGAGATCACGTTCCTGCAATGGCGCATTAAGGAGCGGCTGAAGGACCCGGCCATCAGAAAGACCCTGAACCTGGAGAGCTGAGCAATGACCATCCGCGAGAACGAACTCCTGCGCCAAGCCTTGGTGCTGGCCGCTATCAAGCAGGTCGAGCCGCTGATCGACTACGAGAAGTTCGCCGTCTGGGTTGTGCCGATCGAGAACGAGGATGAGCAGCAGCTCGCGCTCGGGGATCCCGATTGCTTCAAGCCGAGCGCCGTCCAATCGTTATCGATCTTCGTCGGCGACACATGCGCCTTCATGATCGCCAATGAGCACGACGCCGACGCCGAGATCGACCGCATCATCGAAGAAAACCGAGAAGCAATGGCGGCTTGAGAAGCGCGATATCGCTCTGGACGGCAAGGCCACACTTGTCTAGTGTGCCTTGTCGTTCAGGAGCACGTCATGACCATTGAGCGTATACCGATTTCCCTCATCCGTCCGAACCCGGACAATCCCCGACAGACCTTCCCGATCGAGCACATTCGCGCGCTTGCCGCATCGATCCGCGCCGCCGGCCTCATGCAGCCCATCACCGTGCGCCGCGTAAAGCCTGACGAAGTCGGCACCATCTACGAGATCGTCGCCGGCGAGTGCCGCTGGCGCGCCCATCGGCTGCTCGCCGAAACCGACAAGCGATTCGAGACCATCAAGGCCCAGGTCGAGAGACTGAGCACGAAGGACCGCGATGTCGCCGCCATTATCGAGAACCTGCAGCGCGCGGATCTCAATCCGATCGAGGAGGCCCGCGCCTTCGCCGCCATGGTCGCCAAAGGCTGGGAGCCGGAAGCCCTCGCCCGCGCCGTCGGCTGCGCTCCGTTCCGTGTCAGATGGCGCCTCAGCCTCATGGACCTTGACACGTCCATTCAACAGCTGGTCGCCACCGGAGCCCTACCGCCGCTCTACGCGCTCGAAATGGCCAAGCTCTCCCACTCCGACCAACGCCGCGTCATGGCCGCCTACACGGCCGGCAAGCTCACCACGATCGATGCCATCCGCTCCGCCGTCGCCACGTTGCAGGACAAGGCCGCCCAGCCTGATCTGCTGCCCGCCAACGCGCCTCAGGCGAGCGCACAGGACGTAGCCACGCTGAATCAGATGGAGACCCGCATCGAACGCATGGCCGCCATGGCCGCCAGCGGATGGAAGGACGGCGAGTGCATCGTCGCCACGAGAGTGTCGCCGGACCGCACCGAGCTGATGGCCGACAAGATCAAGGCCACCATTCACGCGCTGAAGATCATGGAGAAGGAATTGCGCCGCGCCTGCGCCGCCAGAGAGACGGCATTGATCTGAATACACGACACGGCAGTGTATCGCAGTGCTAGACCAAATTGGCCTTTCTGTCAACGCCCAAATGGAACCCCGCACATTGTTTCGTTGACAGTGCTCTGACTGCCACACGGCCCTTTTGCTGACGAGGACGTCTCATGAGAGTTGACAGTCTCATATAGCTGTACTATACATAGAACCATGATGAGCGAGCGGTTCGCTTGTCGCCGAGTTCAACCGTTAGCGAACGGAGAGAGCCATGAGCGCAGAAGTTGAGACGATGGCCTATGCGGGCGAGGTACCTTGGCACCGGCAGGGCAAGAAGGTCCGCCCGGATCTGACGCCGCAGGAGATGCTGGTCGAGGCCGGCGTTGATTGGCGCGTCGCAAAGAAGCCGATCGCCTTCATCAACGAGGACGGCACGACGCAAACGATCGAGAACCGTTTCGCGCTGGTGCGCGACAAGGATCAGCGCGTGTTCGACATCGCGTCGGGCAGCTGGAACCCTCTGCAGAACGAGCAGGCGTTCGAGTTCTTCAACGACTTCGTGAAGAACGGCGACATGGAGATGCACACGGCCGGCTCCCTC